GTTTTAGAAATACATCATGTAGAATTTGAAGTAGAAAGTTTAGATGAATATGGTTATCCTGTGCATGCTACTGATCCGCAAGGAGAACCTATAATTAAAAAGATAAACACTATTGCTTTACCTTATTTAAAAAAAGAAGTAATTTCAATGTTAAAGTGGTTAGATATTAATAAGAAACAAGTTTTATACAATGCACATTAGATTATTTGAACTAGACGGAAGAACCGTTAAACCAACAGAACATTGCTATATGATTAGTTGGTTAAAAAAAATTATTGATGAACATCCGGAAGATCATGTAAAAGTTTTTGCTTACATATACTACATGAGTTATTTAGGACCAGATAATCCTTATTTTAATATATCAGAAGTAGATAGAGAAGAAAAAATACTTAAAGATTTACAACCCGAATTTAATGTAGAATCGCCTGCTATCTTACATGCTATTGATAGATGCAAAGATTTGTTTATGACACCTACAATGAGATCCTATGATGCTATTAAAACAATGCTAGAAAATCTAAACACATATTTAAAACATACAGAAATTACAGATGGTAGAGATGGAAACATTGGTGCATTATTAAGAGTAGCAAAAGAATTTAAAAGTGTTAGAGAGTCTTTTAAAGGAGTTTATGAAGATGTTCAAGAAGAAAATAAAGTAAAAGCCCGGGGAAGTTCTAAATTACCTTATGATCTTAGATAATGATACAGTATAATTCTAAACAGTTAGGTGATGTATACGAAAATATTCCTTGTTGGGATAACGGTACATGGAAATTAATATCTTTTAATTCACGAGAAGAGTTTGCCGCAACATTAGAAGATGAATATTTTAAAGAACCTGGAGAATATAATTTAGATGATATTATCCTTGAGTTTAAAAAACAAGCAATAAAATTTGAACAAGACGATTATTATTGTGATTATTTAGAAGGAACTTTAGATTTTGAAGATTATTGGGATTTTGAAAAATTAAAATCACGCAAAGGTGTATTTTATTGGAAAGGAGAAAATAAATATTATTTAACTCGATACTATTACTTCTGGATTAACTTTCTTCCAATTATAGATAAAGTAAAAAAAACACGAAGGCTTAATGATATATGGGATACTCAAATTTGGATGGACTTATATGAGTTTATTGCAGAGTTAAAGTATCTTCATGGAGTAGTTTTAAAGAAACGTCAGTTTGGATCTTCTTTGTATCATGTAGCTAAACTTATAAATCTACTATGGTTTGAAGATGCGCCAGTGTTAAAAATAGGAGGATCTCTAGAAGCTTATCTTACAGGAGTAAATGGTTCATGGAAGTTTGCTCAAATGTATAAAACGCATCTTAATAAACATACAGCATGGACAAGAGAAATGAATCCAGGTACTGTTGGCGAATGGGTGCAAAAACAAGAAGTAACAGAGGGAGGTAAAAAATATGATGTAGGTTTAATGGGAACATTACAATCTATATCTTTTCAGCAATCAGATACAGCCGGTGTAGGGGGTTTAACAACTATGTTTTTTTATGAAGAAGCAGGTATTGCTCCACGTATGGATAAAACATTAGAATTTTTATTACCAGCAATGCAAGCGGGAGATATAACTACAGGATTTTTTGTTGCTGCCGGAACTGTGGGGGATCTTGATCAATGCAAACCGTTAAGAACTTACATGTATAAAGCTAAAGCTAACGGCTTTTATACAATTAGAAACAAATGGGTTAATTGGAAAGATAATATTCAAGAAACAGGTTTGTTTGTACCAGAGCAATATTCAATGCCGCCTTTTATTGATGCTTACGGTAATTCACAAGTTAAAGAAGCTACCGAAAGATTATTAGAATTGTATGCTGAATGGGAACGCGATCTTGAACCTGAAACATGTCAAATCCGTAAATCGCAGAGGCCTATTAACATGCAAGTAGCTTTTGCTGCAAGAACTGAATCACGTTTTCCTTTGGCACTTGTTGATACACACAAACTAGAAGTTGATGATGGAAAATATCCTTTTGAGTTAATCAACCTATCAGAAAAAATAGATGGTTCAATAGATGTAAAGTTAACTACAAAACCACCTATACGAGATTTTCCTGTAGATAAAAAGATGATAGATAAAACTGGCTCTATTGTAGTATGGGAAAGACCAATGGAAAAACCAGAATGGGGTATCTATTATGCTTCTATAGATCCCGTATCGGAAGGTAAAACTACATCTTCTGAATCTTTATGTTCTATTTACGTTTACAAAACACCGGTACAAGTACAAAGATTTGAACATGGTAAAGCTCAGACTTTTATTGAAGGAGATAAAATTGTCTGTGCGTGGGCTGGCAGATTTGATGATATTAACGATACACATAAACGATTGGAGTTAATTATTAAATGGTATAATGCATGGACGTTAGTGGAAGCCAACGTATCTTTATTTATCTTGTATATGATACATCATAGATTACAACGTTATCTTGTACCAAAGTCAGAAATGATCTTTCTAAAAGAACATGGGTTTAATAATAGTAGCCATCAAGAATATGGTTGGAAAAATACAGGAACTATATTTGCAAATAATTTATTAACTTATCTTATTGAATCTTTAAAAGAAAAGATTTATGAGGAAACAGATGATACAGGTAACGTTATTAAAGTGGTTTATGGTATTGAGAGAATACCTGATACTATGGCTTTAGAAGAAATGCGTCAGTATGAACATGGACTTAACGTTGACCGTTTAATTTCTCTTTCGGCCCTTATAGCATTTGTTAAATTGCAAATTGCTAACAAAGGTCCAAAGAAAAGAATTGAAAGTATAGATAACGAACACTTGCAAAATTCAGATAAAATTTATAAATTAAATAAGGGTGTACCGTTTAAAAACATAGGTAGATCTAATATAGGTTTAGATATGAAAAAAAATAGAAACCCGTTTAGAAGACTTAAATAATTATGCAAATTAAGAACGCATTACAAATAAGAGACGGAGAAGGTAAGCCGAATCCAAGAGGATTTAACTCTTTTACGCAACCCATTCAGTTTTTATCTATAACAGAAAAAGATGAAGAATGGGCTCAACATAATCTTGATTGGTTAGAATGGCAAGGTATTAAACAAATACGTTACAATGCTCGTAGATTATTAAAAAACTACAAACTTGCCAAAGGTACTATCGATAAAGAAGATTATATGCCAACACCTGAAATGAGTGATGTTTCTGAACTGGTAGATATTTTATCTTCTGATTTTATCAATAATCAAAATGATGATTCAGCAATGGAATTAAAGTTTTACCCAATAATTCCAAATGTCATTAATGTATTAGTAGCTGAATTTGCTAAACGAAATACTAAGATAGATTATAGGGCTGTTGATGAATATTCATATAATGAAATCATGACTAATAAAATGGCTGAAATTGAAGCTGTTTTATTAGAAGACGCTCAATCAAAACTGTTAGCAAAAATGATGGAAATGGGATTAGATCCTAATTCACCAGAAGCGCAACAGCAATTTGATCCAGAGGCAATGAAGAAGTTACCCGAAATTGAAGAGTTTTATTCTAAGACTTATCAAACTTTAGGAGAACAATGGGCGGCTAAACAACACCAAGTAGATACAAATAGATTTAATTTAGATGAATTAGAAGAGATAGGTTTTAAAGATATGCTAATAACTGATAGAGAGTTTTGGCATTTTAAAATGTTAGAAGAAGATTATGATATTGAATTATGGAACCCTGTCCTTACATTTTATCATAAATCTCCTGATGTAAGATATATTTCACAAGGCAGTTGGGTAGGTAAAATTGATATGCTTACCATTTCCGATGTAATTGACTTATACGGTCCTTTCTTAAATACCGAACAGTTAGCGCAACTTGAAGAATTATATCCTGTTAGAGCTGGTAGATACTTATTAGATGGTTTACAAAATGATGGATCATATTATAATCCTCAAATTTCTCATGAAAAAAACTTGAGTCCTTCATTACAAATGAAGAAGTGGTTGTCTTTTAATGAAAACGCATATAATCCGGATGATATTATAGCTTGGATTATAGGTCAAAGTGAACATACAGGAATACTTCATGATCATCAAATGTTGAGAGTAACTACATCCTATTGGAAATCTCAACGTAAAGTAGGATATTTAACAAGTATCAATGAGGGTGGAGAAACTGTAGTTGAAATTGTAGACGAAAACTATAAAGTATCAAACACTCCCGTTTACAATAATAAATTTGATAAACGTAAAAATGCTGAAACGTTAGTATTTGGGGATCATATAGAATGGATCTGGATTAACCAAGTTTATGGAGGTGTTAAAATTGGTCCTAATCGTATGGTATTTCAAGATACATTAGATAAAGATGATATGATGCCTATTTACATTGGAATAGGTGGTAACAAAATAGGGCCTCTACGTTTTCAGTTTAAAGGTGATGATTCATTATACGGATGTAAACTACCAGTAGAAGGTAAAGTATTTACAGAACGTAATACAAAATCTACAGCTTTAGTTGATTTAATGAAACCTGCTCAAATTGGTTTTAATCTTGTAAACAATCAAATAGCTGATATTCTTATTGATGAAATAGGTACAGTAATAGCACTAGACCAAAATGCTCTTCCTAGACATTCATTAGGAGAAGATTGGGGTAAAGGAAACTATGCTAAAGCTTATGTAGCTATGAAGGACTTTTCAATACTTCCTTTAGATACATCTATTACCAATACCGAAAATGCTCTTAACTTTCAACATTACCAAACTTTGAACTTGGAACAGTCTAATAGACTTATGACACGTATTCAAATGGCAAACTTCTTTAAGCAACAAGCATTAGAAGTTATTGGTATTACTCCACAAAGATTAGGACAACAAATAGGTCAAACTGATACAGCTCGTGCTATTGAACAAGCAGTAGTAGGTTCATATGCACAAACAGAAATGTACTTTATTCAGCATTCAGATTATTTAATGCCTAGAGTACACCAGATGCGTACAGACCTTGCACAGTATTATCATTCTAATAAATCATCTGTACGTTTACAAAACATGGTATCAACAGATGAACGTACATTCTTTGAGATTAACGGTACGGATCTTATGTTAATTGATATAAATGTATTCTGTAAGACAAATGCTAATCACCGGGCAATGCTAGAAAAAATTCAATCTTTAGCAGTTACTAATAATACAGCTGGAGCATCTATCTATGAATTAGGGCAAATCTTAGAATCTGATTCATTAGGTACATTGAATAGCAAATTGAAAGAAATGGATAAACGCGCTCAAGAACGTGCTCAAATGCAAGCAAAACAAGAACAAGAACTTGAGCAGATGAAGATTCAGGCTAAGAAAGATGAAATGAAAATGGAACAAGATCATCAAGCCCGTGAGAAAGAAAAAGACCGTAGAGCAAGATTACTTGAAGCTGAAATTAAATCTGCAGGATATGGTGCTATGCAAGATGTTAATCAAAACGCACAGTCAGATTTCATGGATGTATTAGATCAAGTAAAAGCATCTGAAGAATATCAGGATACTATGAGTTTTAAACGTGAAAGCGAAAGTAATAAAGCTTCTATAGCTAACCGTAAGTTAGATCTTGAACAGGAAAAGGTTAATGTGGCTAGGCAAGAATCAGAAAATAAACTGAAGATAGCAAGGGAGAATCAAACCAAAAGTGAAATAGACGCACAGAAAAGAAATACCGGATCTAAATGACCACTCTAGTTTTAGTTATATACTGCCATTTTTCTAAATTGATTAATCTATTTATTTAAACATTAATTGTTTATTGCAAAGATTATTATTAAATTATATTAAGTCAAAAACAAAAAACCAACACTTATGACAAAAGAAAACACTACAGCAAAAGAAGTAGAGTTCCAAGACATGGATGATCTACTAGGTACAAAAGCAGCAACTGTAATTGCACCTACGGAGGAATCAAAAAGGTCTGTACTTGAAAATACTGATGTAGACACTTCGTTCCTTGACAATATGGATGATGATACAGAGAATAGTGATGATAGTAATCCTACTCCGCAAAGTACATCTAATACAGCAACACCTAAAACAAAGGATGCTTTATCTAATATATTAGATCAAGATATCAGTGATGAGGATGAGGATGATTCACAAGAAGATTCTTCAGCTAATCAACGTTCAGCAAATAAGGTAGGACGTAAACCTGGACTTGTTGAGGTAATTGATAAGTTATCAAAGAAAGGCTTATTAGATTTATTTGAAGACAATGCTGATATATCTAGCTACACGTTAGATGATATTGAAGAGTTGATTGAAACTAATATGATTGCTAAAATAAATGAAGTAGCAAAGCAAGCTCCTTTAGAAATATTTGGCAAGTTAGATCCAAAGTTACAAGATGTTATATCTTATGCTTTGAATGGAGGAACGGATATATCTAATGTATTAAAAAACGTTGCTAGAGCTCAAGAGATAACTGATCTTAGTTTAGATAATGATGACCATCAAGAAAGAATTGTACGCGAATGGTTACGTCAACTAGGTAGTTATTCAGATGAAGAGATTGAAGATGAGATAACTACGTATATTGACAGTAACAATTTGGCAAAAAAAGCTGCTCAATTTAAACCGAAGCTTGATAAGAAGCAGGCGGAGATTATGGAAAAGCAACTTGTAGAGCAAGAACAAAAACGAAAAGATGCTGAAATAGCTAAACAAAGTTATGCTGAAAACATATTTAATGTTTTAAATAAAAATCATTTGAATGGTTTACGTTTAAATAATAGAATACAGACAGCATTGTATTACGGTCTAACTGATACCGGGCATTATCAGGATAGAGAAGGTAATCCTACAAATGAATTAGGATATCTTTTGGAGAAGTACCAGTTTGGTAAAGAAGCTAATCCGTCTGTCCTATTGGAGGCACTATGGTTATTAAAAGATCCTAATGGTTATAGAGAGTCAGTTTTGTCAGTAGGACAACAACAAGCAGCTGCTAAAACCTATAGAAGTTTAAAAACAGCAGAAGGTGAACGTATGACTTCATCATCCAAACAAGGGGAAGAGAGAAATGCTCCATCAAGGAACACTCTTCAACGAAACAAAAACAAAAATTCTAGGAATATATTTTCTAGAGATTGATTAAGTAAATTTTAAAAACAAATACAAATGACACCGAGTTTAAACAATGGTTTATTTCTAAGAGATAACTTGTATGTTGCTACATCGCACGTAGATAGTTATCACCTTATGAACTTGATGAAAGACTCTAAGCCAGATGATCTTGGGCCTATCGATATGTGGGCTCAACTTCAAAAAGTAGAGATGCCTTTATATCAAATGTCTTCTTTCAACGGAAAGAATGTAATTAATGTTGAACATCCTAATGGGGAATTTACATGGAGAACTCCTGTATCTGATGAATTACCTTACATTACTGAAGACATTTCTGGACTTCAGCAACCGGGTATTGATGGTACTACGTTCAAAATTAAATTGAACAAGCGTATATTTGGACATGGTGATATCATCACTTATGACAAGTACAACGGATTGGAACTTTACATTACTTCTGATGATATCCTTGATATGGGTGACGGAGTTATCTATACAGTTCGTCTTGTAGATAATGATGTTAACGCATTTATTGATGTTGAATATTTGGCATGTAATACTGAATACTTCCGAGTATCTTCTGCTAGAGGTGAATATGGAGAACGTTTCTCTGATATGACTACTTCTGCATCTTCTCGTGAATTCTACAACTATGTAGGAAACGCAGAAGCTCACGTTCACTATTCAATTTCATCTCGTGTTAAATTGATGGAAAAAGGTGGTATGACATTAGATGGTAAAATTCCTGTTACAGAAATTTGGAAATCTTTTGATACATCACTTGATCCTTCAATCAACTCTTTGGACGGAATGATCAAAGCTAAAGGTTCTGATTATGTAAAACGTGCAGTAGAAAATGGAGATATGGTTAAGACTTTCTTAACTAAGATGGAAGCTGCTCACCTTTCTAAGATTGCATACGATATTGAAACTTACCTAATGTGGGGTAAGGGAGGACGTATTACACAAGATGGTCCAGATGATCTACGTCTTTCTGTCGGTCTTTGGAAACAACTTGACAATGCGTTTAAGTATGTTTACAATAAAGTTGATTTCCGTTTGGATATGTTCCGTTCAGAACTTCTTAACTTCTTTAGAGGTAAAGTTGAATTTGAAGGTCCAGATTCTAAGCGTGAACTTATTGTTCAAACAGGTATTGCTGGTATGAAAATGATCAACGATGCTGTTCTTAAAGAAGCAGTAAGATCAGGTCTTGTATTGAATGCATATGAATTGGGTGCTATTGAAAGAAAAGGAATGGATCTAGGATTTGGATTTGCTTTCACTTCTTACCATATTCCTTTCTTGGCAAATGTTAAGTTTGTATTGAACCCAGCATTTGATAATGTTCATCAGAACAAAATTGAGAACCCTATCATTGATGGTTATCCTCTTTCTTCTTATTCATTTATCATCTTTGATGTAACTGATAACGGAAGTGATAATATCAAATTACTTCGTAAGAAGTGGGATTCTGAATTGAAGTGGTGGTATCAAAATGGTACTATGGACTATATGGGAAGAACTCAAGGGTTTGCTTCTTCAGGACAATTTAACGGATACCGTGTTTATATGACACAAGCTATGCCGGCAATTTGGGTAGAAGATCCTACAAAAGTTCTCAAAATCGTTATGCGTAACCCTGTTACAGGATTTAGTTTGTAATTGATTTTGTCATCATACAACTCCCCGGTAAAATATATCGGGGAGTTTTTTTAAATTTGTCTATCACATAAAAACCAACAAAATGATTGAAAAAATTAAAGAACGTTATCAGAACGCAGGCAGGATGACTATCAGACCTTACTGCGATCCAAGAAAAGAAAACATGGGCTTGGAAACATATGACATGGTTTTATTTCCTGGTACTGCTCAAAGAGAGCCTATGGCTTGTATAGAGCAAAACGGTAAAATAAGATATCTTAACGGATTAGATGAAGCAGCACCAGAAGTAAAAGGTATAGCTGATTCTGAAAAAAGAAACGCAAAGATTAAAGAAATACGTTCTATTGTAGCAATGTTAGAATTTGAAAAACATTATAATACCCTAGATATAGAAGATACAGATTTTTGGAATAAGGTGCAAACGTACAAACCAAACAATTCTGAATTTTGGGGAACTATTATGTTAGAAGTTGCTAACAATGTTATCTTTTTAGATCCTGTAAATAAAACAGAAGATCTACTAAAAGTTTTAGCTATTGAAGCTGGAGGTTTTCCTATTATTGCAAAAAGCAAAGAAGATTGTATTTCCGGATTACATAAAAGAAAATGGTATTTAGATCGTCAGATTGATACTGCACAAAATAAAGCATCTGTTAGTAAGATTAAGAATAAAGCAGCGGCACTATTAGATTCTATTTCTGATGAAATGCCGCGTAAATTATTCTACATAGCTAAGTTGATTTCTACTAATAGCATGCAATACAAAAATTCTACATTGCAAGACGTAATCTATGATAACATGGATGAATTTATTAATGGTCTTGCTAATGAATCTAGCATACGTAAAGCAGCGCAACAATTTATAGATTATACAGAATTGGATATGCAAGAACTTAAAGTTCGCGCAATGATTAAGGATGCAACATTCTATAAGTTTATTATTTTGAAAGGAGATGGGTTACTATATTTAACTCCAGAAAATGTATTGCTGGGACGTAATGCTTCTGAAGTATACGAATATTTGATTAATCCAATGAATGAAGATGTATTAGTTATTCTTCAAGAAAAGGTTGAAGAGACTTGGTTTTAATAATACGTTATGGATAATTTGACATTAAAATTAAAGATATATCAAAGGCTAAATAAGTTAGCTAGTTTTGACTATGATAATATCCAAGATTGGCAAATTATTGAAGCATTTAATAAAGGATCTGCAGATTGGTGCCGTAGACAATTACACGGCACCAATTATACAAAAACCGGGGATGAACAATCTAAAAGAAGAATTGACGATTTACAAATACTATTAACGGTTGATACGTTAACTCCATTGGAGCAAGATAAATATTATTCTGCTACAATTCCTGATAATTACTTTGAGTACAAACGTGTATCATTTAAAGGAAAGACGGATTGCTGTGAGGCTAATGACTTCGTAGTATATCTTGTAGAAGAAGCTAATATAGATTTATATTTAAGAGATCCTTTAAAGAATCCTAGTTTTGAATGGAGAGAAACTTTCTGCACTTTATTGGGTAATACGGTAAAGGTCTTTACTAATAATAAGTTTGATATTTCAGAAATTAAGTTCACGTATTATAAGCAACCAAGACGTATTGAATTTGCCGGAATATCTAATCCTTATACAGGAACTATATCTCCAGTAGATATAGAATCTGAATTTAAAGATGATATAGTAGAATTGTTAATTGATGAAACTGTTAAAATACTTGCAGCTGATATTGAAAACTATAATACAAATCAAATATCAGAAAGTCAAGTTGAAACAAATAATTAAAAAGTATTCTAATTGTTTGGAATTTAAAGTTTAAATGATTAGATTATATTGTAATGTGTATGTTTAATTAAAAAGTAAAAAAAATGAGTTATTTTTCTCACGCCTTTAATAAGGCATTTGTTGGAACTAAAGCTACGCAAGCAGCTGTACCTGGTACGGCTAATGCTGTAAACAATGGTTTCCTTGACACTGCGGGTGTTGCAACTAACGCTCTTAAAAATACCGGTGCTCCAAATACATTGGGTGTTGGTACATTTGGATTCTTTGACAAAAACACTTATCTTTCCGTAACTGCTGCATCTACTGCAGTAACTCAAGGACAAGCTTTGGTTTTGGCTGGAACTTCTTTGATGGGAGATGATAAAATTGGTCCTTTTCATGGAGGTTATCAAGAGTCTAACAAATCAAAGTATATTAATCCTAAATTGGTTACTAACTTTTACAGAATGACTTCAGCTGCGTCACAGCAGTCAATTTGGCATATTGGAGTTACAAACTTTCAATCAGGTACAACACTAACTATTACCACTCCTGGTATTGGGTGTGCTGCTAACGGAAGTTACACAAATGTTCCTGTTTCAGGTGGAGCAGGTACAGGTATGACTGTAGACGTTGTTGTTGTTGGCGGTGTAGTTGTTTCTGTTGTAGAAAACCAAGTTGGAGTTGATTATGTTATAGGTAACATTGTTACACTAGATCCAGATCCATCTACCGGTTTAGTTTGTGGTACATATCCTACATTTACTGTAGCAGCAGTAGGTACACAAAATTGCGAGTTTGAATTTCTTTGCGGAGAAACTTACAACTTGTTTATCAATTTAAATGGTGCTCCAGTTCTTCGTTATTTAAATCATGATTCTTACCGTTTGTTAGCGGCATATACAGGATGTTGTCCTGAAAATTCTATTGCGCCGGTAGCTGTTGATTCAACATTGGTAATGATTGATTGGGCTAACCAAATAATTACTTCTCCTTACTTGAAGGAATTTGTACGTCCAATTGTATTTGATGAAGCAAATGATCCTTGGTTTGCAACAGCAGCAGAAGCTGTAGCGGCAGGATGGCCAGCAACTCAAGTGTGGACTAACTATGTTTCTACAGGACATACTCCGGGAGCATTGGCAGGTATTCGTTTGATTGGTGCTTATGTTGATACTCGTTTTGGTACATGTACATTCCAAACTTCTGATTACTATGGAAGAGAGGTAGTACAAATGGATATTTCTCTTTCTGATGAGAATGGAGATCCTTGTACATTTAACGGTCTTTGTGTTGAACAAGAATGTTGTGGTTTTGGTGGACAAGGTTATGGTGATACTTATGTTCGTGAATTGATTCTTGCTGAATCTTATTTGCAAAATAAGTTTTCAACTGATCTTCGTATCCGTGAGATTACTCAAGGAAATGATATTTTTAATGCACTTCCTTCAGTTAACAGCTTGAATCAACCTATCTTCTATGATAAGTATGTAATTCAACACATTGTTCCTCGTTACAATAACCCGTCATCTGTACATGATGATGATCAATACAACTTGAATATTTATTTACCAGCAGGTACAAACCCTACGGTATTTATTAACTTCATGCAAGTATGGTTGTCTGCAGCAGGAAATCCACTTGGAGATCAGATCTTATTGTCTGGAATTGAAACGTTTGGACATGTTGTTTGTCCTGTTGTTCCAGTTCCTGTACCAGCGCCTTAATAGGATAATTATTTAAAATTCTTGAAAGAGAGAACGGAGGATTTCTCTGTTCTCTCTTTTTATATTAACTAATAAGTTATGAAGCACGCATTAAGCTTAATTATACCTGATACAATGAATGACTGGTCTTTGACAATTCAAGATTCTAGTATCTATACAGATTTAATTCCTATATCTTGTCCTACATTACAAGTATTGGTTCCGGGATTTATTACAGCTACAACATTTAACGATACTACTCCTGTAGAGATACAAGCAGGGTTTATTGTAAATTTGTCTGCATGTAATTTAGAAATACAAACAAATAATTGTGGAACTACATATGATTGTTTACCGGATGGTATATATGTAATTAAATATAGCGTATCTCCTAATGAAATAGTTTTTGTAGAATACAATCATTTAAGAATTACTCAAGCTTTAATTAAATGGAATAAACATTTATGCGAACTAGAACTTGCTCCATGCGATCCTCCTGTAGATAAAAAAACAAAACTAAAGGAACTTATGGAAATTAAATCTTATCTTGAGGCTGCAAAAAATATGGTAGAGTTTTGCCATAAAGCAGATAAGGGTATGGATTTATATAACTATGCTCTTAAAAGATTAAATAAATTAAAATGTCAGACTTGCTAAAAACCAACCTGTATGTCAAATCAAAAATGTGGTAATTGTGGAAAAGGTATAAGTTGCGGATGTCAAAAACGTGTTGCCTCTGATGGTAAACATTGTTGTAAAAGTTGTGTCACTACTTATGAGGCTAATTTAAAAACAAAAAGTTCTCAAAATAAATAAAGATTAAAAAATGTTATATCAAACGGAATTTTCATATAGATTAGAAGACTGTGCAAATATTCAAGAGGATATAATTACAAATTTTGATTTATCTGAAGTAGTAGATCAAGTTATTACTCTTAGAGATAACAATAATAAACCGCTAGATGGTTGTTGGCAAGTATTTCAAATAGCATATCAACCTGTAGAAGAAGATATTGTATTAGGAGTTTATAAATGTTATGAAGATTGCGGTGATTGTTTGCCACCAGATCCTACACCTTATCCGTTAAAACCTAGAATTGTTGATCCAAATTATACTACTGGAAATTGCGATCCAGATATAGTTGAAAGTGTTTTTTGTAAATATGCTGAAAATGAATATAAAAAAGTTTTAAATAAAAGATTTGGAATTAAAGATTGTTGTCCGGAAGATGAAGACAAAATCTATATAAACAATGAAAAAATAAAACTATTATTAATTCAATCTAAAACTCCACCACCTCCACCACCTCCAACTCTAGTGTCATATAATTGCGTAGAAATAATAACTTGTGTATTATATCAATGTCTTATACAAGCAAGTGAAGGTGGAACTTTATTTTATAAGAATTGTGAAGGTATTGAAGTAGAAGTAGATTTTTTTGCATCTAAATCTAATATTTTGGTTAATATATGTTCAATTCCTAATGCAACAAGTAGTGATATATATGCAATAGGATCTGTAGTTTTATCAATTACTGGACTAGGTACATGTGAGTCAACATTTAATTGTGTAGAAATACAAGGAACAGAAGGGCAGTACTTAACTTTAACAGAATGTCAAGCTAATTGTGGTTAATTTGAGTCACCGCCTTTGTAATTGTTAATTAATTTGCGTATATTATTATAAATAACATTCGTATGAAACCTGTAAATAAAAAATCTCTTCCTTGTTCACCAACATCATCAAACTGTGTTGTTTGGCAAGGTAATGATATAGAATGTTTAAACTTGTGTAAAGGTGATACAGTTTCAGATATTATATTCCAAATGGGATGTTTGTTGTGTACACTTAAAGATCAATTAGATCCAGATACTTATGATCTAGCTTGTCTAGATATTGCAACATGTGAATTACCTCACACATTTAGAGAGTTTATTCAAATTATTATAGATCGTATTTGTAATATAGAAGCTACTTGCTGTAATGATCAAACATCAAATCCCACTAACGATACAAGTGTTGTCGTAGCAGCATGTTTTGTAAATGAAGGAGTACAACAAACAATTTCAAATTACATACAAGCTATTGGACAAAAAGTATGTGAACAAGAAGTAACAATTCAAAATCAACAAACTGCAATACAACAATTAGTAGCTAGGGTTACTGCTTTAGAAGCTATTGTATTGTAATTAATATATAAAATTATGGCTTGCAATAATTGTAACGAAACTCAAGATCCAAACTGCGGTTGTACAACAGAAGCATTACATATTAATCAAATTTGTAATCCTATTGTATGTCCTTCTGATGAATGCGCAGAATCATTTTCAGCAGCATGTATAAGATATACAGGAGCTGACTTAGTATGCGACAATATTACTATTGTTGAAACAGATACTAATGTAGCACAAGCATTATCAAACATAATATCTTTTATTTGTGCTAGCGATACGGTAACGGTAAATGCTGATATTCTTTGCGATCAGGATATTGTTGTTCCAGAAGGAACGCTCTTAAATTCTGCATTAGAACTAGTTGTAACTTATTTTTGTGAACAGGTAGAAAATTTAGAATTAGCAATAGATAATATTGATTTTCCTGTTGATGCAATTGTAGGAGGGACTGGTATTACAGTTACTTCTAATACTGTAGGTGCAGTTACTACATTTACAATAACTAATAATGATTCAGGATCTGCCGTAACGTTAACTTCTGCGGGTGGTACTAGTTTAGTTTTTGATGGCACAGGTCCTACCTTATCAACAAAAGGTCTTACTGCGGGTAGCGGAATATTAATTGGTGCTGCTGCAGCTACCGTATCAATAACTAACTCTGCGCCTGATCAAACTGTGGTATTAAATGAAGGAGCGGGTATTGATATTACCGGAACATATCCAAACTTTACAGTTACAAATACAGATCTAGGATCTGCCGTTACTTTAGGTTCAGTTGGAGCTGGCGAATCAATTGTAAATGATGGTATAGGATCAGCTCTTGCTACTAAATCAATTACTGCAGGAAGTGGTATTGCAATAACATCTAGCGCAACTGAAATACAAATTACAAATACAAGTCCGGTACCTCCAGCTACAATAAACTATGGTCTATTTGCACAAACAACAAACAGTGCTATAATCACTAACACTACTGTGGAAAGCAGTCTTATAGGTGGTGGTGTAGGAACATTGACATTGCCTGCCTATTCTGGATTTCAAGTAGGAGATACTTTTAGAGCTGTGTTTGGTGGTGTAATGAATGCTAATAACAATCAAAATATTACAATTAGAGTTAAAGCGGGATCTATTGTTCTTTTGGATAGTGGTATACAGAATCTAGGGAGTAGTGTTGTAAATGATATTTGGTCTTTAAATATTGATTTTACTATTAGAGCTATAGGAGCTGCTGGTGTAGCATCTATTGTAACTTTAGGTTCTTTTCATTATACAAAAACTAACAATGCTTCTGTGCAAGGATTTGGATTTAACACAGTGAATAATACAACATTTGATACTACAATTTCTAATACATTAGATGTAACAGCTCAATGGGGCACTGCATTTTTAGGAAATAATATCTACAGTGACATATTTGTTTTAAATAAAATCTATTAATAATGGCAAATTGTCCGTGTAAAGATGGAGATAGAGGCCCTCAAGGAATACCTGGCATACAAGGCGTTCAAGGTATACAAGGTGTTCAAGGACTACCGGGATTACCGGGTTTAACAGGACCTCAAGGCCCCGTTGGTGCAACAGGTTCGCAAGGCCCTGTAGGAGCAACTGGAGCGGCAGGATCAATTGGCTTAACTGGCGCGCCGGGACTTCCGGGTGCTGCAGGTGTTAATGGTGCTAATGGTACTGATGGTACTGACGGCGTAGATGGAAAATCAGGAAGAGGTATTGCTGTTTTTGCTCAAATTTCTATACCTACAAATGCTGATTTTAATTTACAGTACGGCGGTATAGAAGGTTTTGGGGTAAATTATATTACAGGAAATAATCAAATTAAGCCCGGAGATATCTGGATTGAACCTTGTACATGAGTGGGTGGAAAATATATGATGGTACAACTTGGTTAGATCCGTGTAATTGTAATATTCATTTATTAGATAGTACAAATACATGGGTACTATTAGATCCTAAAAATTGTCCAACAAAATATTGGAACGGATGTGAATGGATTCCTATTGTGTGTCCTTGTAATTGTCCTGAAGGATTTATATTTAACCCTATAAGTAATGATTGCGAACAAGTAACTTTATCAACTGCAACATTTACAGGAACTACCGCTAATGTAGTAGGAGGGGATAATTTATCAGCTTACAGCATTAATGGCGCAAAAATGTATAGTAGTTTAGATGTATATACTTGGCCCGTAATAGGATTTGAACCACCATCTAGTACATATATTTTAAAAGATAATAACGGAATAGGAGTACCTGTTCCTATTACAGCAGCTTCTGTAAATTCAATTTTTAAATCCACAAACTCAGTAACAGGTAGATTGAATATTGCGGGGTTGTGGATTAATCCATGGCCGTTAAATCAATGGGTTACATTTGAATTTTGCGTTGTTGTTCCTGAAGAAAAAGAATATGTTTTAGGTATAGGTGGCGATAATCAAGTAAGAATAAGAATTAATTCTCCAGCTTTTGGCGGTTTAGTTGATGTAGTTACATTACTAGCAGATACTAGTCCTAGCGGAGGATTGATTAATCCTTTTATTGAAGAACCATTTAAGACATGGCATCTATTCCCTATAACACTTCCGGCAGGAACACATACTATTATAATGGAAGGTATTGATCAAGGAGGATCAAAAGGTGTAGGAGCAGAGATATACAATAGAACTAGAAATGAAATGTTATCGTTAATGTCATTAGGTGCAACGGTAACTGATTTAGAACCTTATATTTTATTTTCTACTAAAAATCTATTACAACTACCACCTTTAACTGTAGCCGGTTTTGGATCTACAGGAACATGGAGTTGTCCTGATCCTTCTACAACTTTTTCGGAATGTTACGGTGTTCCAGCATGTATATTAACAACAAATGTTCCTTGCGAATAAATAAATAAAACTATGGCAACTAAATGTAAAAAGTGTGATGATTGCGTTCCAAAAAGAGGAGAACGTGGATTAAGAGGTTTACAAGGAGAACAAGGTCCTGCAGGTCCACAAGGTCCACAAGGCGTAGTTGGTCCACAAGGTCCACAAGGATCAACGGGATCAGGTAACGATGTTACTTTAGGTTCAGTGGGAACCGGTGAATCAATTGTAAACGATGGCGTTGGGCCAGCTTTATTTACTAAATCAATAGTAGAAGGTGATGGTATAAGTGTTACAAGTAATCTAACTACAGTAACAATATCAGCAATTCCTCTTTATGTTGAAATATCACCTAGTGTTCGAGGATTAGAAGCAAATGTAACTGGTGGTAGAGCACCATATACATATACTTGGTATATGGCTGATTGGACATTTGGTGGCGGAGTTTCTATGTGGCAATTAGGTGTTGATCCACTTGATCCTACAAATCCCGCAAAAGTATTACCTTCAGCAAATCCGGCTATAATAAATGTTTTTGATGCTTGCTCTTCTTCTAATACAGGACGAGCAGGAATGGCTAAAGTTGTAGTTACTGATTCAGAAGGTACTAAAGCATCTGACACATATTTTCTTTATCTTGTTGGCTGCCTTTAAATATTTAAAATGTCACAGTTGGTTGGTTTCTTTGTGACTGACAAAAGCCCTAGTTGAGAAATCAGCTAGGGTTTATTTTATTTATCTATCTTTACTAGAAGACATTGTAAGTCTCCTAAAAAATCCGTATATTATTAAATACTATGGCATACAATACTCCAGATAGAAATGCTTCACGTAATAGATTAAAATCAACATCTATTATGAATACTTTTGAGTTGTCTAAATTTAGCAGAAAATATCCTGAATATCCGGATTTAACTCTAAAAGAATTTTCAGATATTATACGAGCATTTAATGGTGAAATTATTAACACGGTAATTTCAAATAGAGATGGTGTTGTCTTACCTGAGAACATTGGAAAATTATCTATTATAACTTTTTCGCGATCTAAAAGAAAGATTATTGATTTTGGTAAATCAAATGAAACAGGTCAGTTACATTATCACATGAATTGGAATACTGATAATAGGTTGTGTAAAATAATGTATAATAGTTCCATAAATAATTACGGTAATAAGAATGGTAGATTTTATGGTTTTCTTCCTAATAGGGAATTTAAAAAAACTGTATCGGATGCTATTAATAAAAATTGGCAAAAATATGTCTATCTCAACAATAATATAGATAGTCGCAAAAAGAAATAATTATGATTACAATTGGAGAAAGCATATCAAGAGTGCGTGGTATTTTAAAAGGTACTACGGAAGATTCATTTCTTACTGATCGTTTTGTTTATAGTATTATTTCAAAATACACAAAACTTACGTTAAGAAAACAGCAACTTCAAAATCAATTAATGAAACATGAAGATTTATTTAAAATGTTATCGTTTGTTGATCTTATTGATGTAGATAAGATTGAAGCTGATTGTGCTGGAATTAAAAGTAATTGTACTATTAAAAGAACTGAAAAAAAACTACCAAAAATATTTAATGGTAATAGAGGACCGCTAATAAGAAAGATATATTCTATTGATGGATCATTAGAGTTTGTTCAGATATCTCCGGCTGCTTATATTGCTATTACAATGTCTACAAACTTTAAATACAATAAGTCAAAGTATTATTGGTTTAGAAATGGATATTTATATTTTCCTGATGTAGATATAGAAGCTGTAATGGTTGAAGCTTTATGGGAAGATAGTTTAGATGGTTTTTGCTCTACAGAAGATGATGAATGTATGCCTATGCAAGAACAAACTATACCGATGCCTGATTATTTATTTGCAGAAGTAGAACAAATGGCGCAACAAGAATTTACTATAACTCTTAAGATACCAGATGATGGTTCAGATGATGGACAAAACTTATTAAGATAATAAATCATGAACAGACATAATTTAAAATATAAAACTTTTGAGCAAGTTTTAGCAGAAGTCAAAAGTGATTTTGAAGCCTATAATCTAGAAGATCTAATTAAACCGCATCACTTTATTAAAGTTGCTAAAAGAGTAAACTACGAATTAGGTTTAAGAATTAATAAAACAAAAAATATTGTTTTAGATATTGAGAACGGAAGAGCTAAACTTCCGGATGATTTCTTAGTGATTAACTATGTATTAGGGTTAGGTGAATATGAATTAATTTCTCCTGTTGTGCAAGGTACTCATGTAGAAGAAGTGCCATTAGATGCACCTAAATATCATCCCGGTACAAAATCAATTGATGTTTGCGCAGTTACACCTATATGTCCTACACCTGAACCTCATTGTTCTGATCCTTGTCAAGCACCTAGTCCTTGTGGATGTAATCAATGTAATTGTTCTACATGGATAAATTGTAAAGGAGAAGAAATGACTTTAATACAAAAGATAAAATATGAAACCCGTAAATGGAAAGAATTTTATCGTATTAAAATGATTTCTACTCCTTATGACTTTGATCCTTTATGTCCTAATTTAAGTTGGCATGCAGGCATTACAGCTTCACTTAGAGATGGATATATTTGGACTTCTTTTAAAACGGGTAGAATATATTTTAATTATGAAGGATTACTTGAAGATGAACATGGTCAGTTACTTGTATTAGATCATGATTACATTAATGACTTTTATGAATATGCTTTTAAAGAAAGATTATTAGAATCATTAATGGCAAATAAAGAAACAGTAGATCCTAATTTTGTAGCACGTATTGATGCTAAATTAAGAATGGCTCGTACTAACTCTCTTTCTATTGTAAATACTCCAGACTTTGCTGAATTAAAACAAGTATGGGAAATGAATAGAGCAGCTATGTTCAATAAATATTATAAAATGTTTATCTGATGGCAAAGAAGAGAAAAAAACAATTAACGATACCTCAATCAACAAACGCGTTTGATAAAGGTTTAGTAACTGATTTACGAGATTATCATTTAGATACACAATCAATTACTAATGCGCGTAATGCAATTAATAATACGCATATTGGAGATTTAGGTGAAATGGGTAATGAGCCGGCAAATTTATTTTGTACAGCAGCTCCGTATACCATTATTGGAGTTATTCATTTAACAAATTCACAATGGGTATTATTTTCAACAGATAATGTAAATTCTGAAATAGGAACTTTTGATGAAGAAAAATGCACATATGAAAAAATAGTAAACGATCCATGTTTAAATTTTCATACAAGCTATTTAATTACGGGAGCATCTCGATCAACATTTGATTGTTCATATAGAATATATTGGCAAGATAAATTAAATCCAGATAGAACTTTAGATATTCAAGATGTACCATGGGTTCAAATTTGTACAGACGATAATGGAGAAGATCCAGGTGGTTGTATTACATGTGTTGATACAGATGAATTAGATTGTGATAAAATACTATTAGAGTCTATTATTAAACAACCTTGCGTTAAAGTAGAACGAGGGCCTTCAGGAGGTACTATATTTAATGGAACTTATTATGTTCAAATAGCCTATGTTATAGATAGCCAAAGAGTAACTGATTACTTTGCTATGTCTAACTTTTTAAGTTTGTTTGAACACGACAATTTAAATTTTTCACTAGATATAACTATAGATAATTTAGATGAAAACTTTGATGAATACGAATTAGTTTTAGTTCAGTTTATTGCTGAAAAACTTACAGCTTATAAGATAGGTACATATAGTACAAATCAAAATCAAGTCACTATTGATTATGTAGATCCTGCGTTACCGGCAGTTGATGTAAATAAATTACCTATAACTAATCCTATTGCTGATAAATCAGGTGGAATATTCAATGTTGGTAAATATTTATTTCGTACAGATGTAATAGGAAAATTTGATTTTAACTATCAACCGTTAGCTAATCAAATTGTAACAAAGTGGCAAGTTGTAGAATATCCTGAAGACTATTATCGTGATGGTGGTGTTAATGTAGGACATATGCGTGATGAAGTATATTCATACTTTATTCGTTTTGTATATAATACAGGAGATAAGTCAAATAGTTATCATATACCGGGAAGAGGACCTTTACCATATCTTACGCCTGATGGTTACGGTACATTAAATGAAGATGATTTATTCTTACCAGTTAATTCTAACAATATTGAAAACTTACAAGGAGGTACTCCGTATGTTTTTGAAATGTATAATACAGCATTAGGATATAATGTAAATATACCTTTGCCGGATGGAGGTGTTGTAACAGCAGAAGGTCTGATGGGTTATTGGCAGTCTGATGAATTTTACGATGATAAAAATCCTGATATATGGAATTCAAATATTCTAGGTAGACCAGAGTTAGATCTTTGCGGTAAACGAATTAGGCATCATAAATTTCCAGAAAATACATTATATTCAGGTGGAGGTGTAAGTTCTATTTCTAATCATTATGTGGATAATCAAAAAAAGATTCGCATAATGGCTGTAGCATTTGAAAACATTCTTCCTCCTACTGATAACGATGGAAATTTAATTTCAAACATTACTGGATATGAAATATTAAGAGGATCTCGTTTTGGCAATAAAACAGTATTGTACAAAGGAATGATTAATAACATGAGGGAATATGCTATTCCTGATAATGTTGCTGTTAATCGTCAAGGACTTTATCCTAATTATCCTTTTAATAGTTTATTTCCAGATCCTTTTACTTCAACTACTGAAACATCTTATGAAACTATAGGCGGATTAAAAGATTATAATCCTAACCCAAATTATAGCAAAAAACATTTTACATTTCATTCTCCCGATACAATGTTTAATAAACCTTTTTTAAGTCAAAAGGAATTAAAGATTTATGGTGCATTATACGGTTTAGCTGAATGTAATTATCGTTATCCCCGTAAACATCCTAAACATGTATTTGTAACAGATGCTTCATTTATACTAGGTGTTTTATTTGGTATTGGTTTAGCAATAGCTAAACAAGTGGGTAAACGTAATACTAAAATGAAAAGACCTTCATATTATTCTTATGACTTAGTAGCTGGTAGTTCAACTACAGTACCTGGATTAAATGCTGCAGGATATGCAATATGGCAAGGCGGAGATACATCTATTACTGCAGCAGAAACTTTAAATAAAAATGTTAACGGATTACTTAGTGCAGCAATAGGTGTAGATACAGTTGAATCAACTTTAAATACTGCAGCAGATATAGGTGCAGGTTTAAATGTTATTCCGGGAACTGGTGTAACATGGGATGGTGCAGAAGTATATTATGAAGATAAAAATCAAACTCCTTCTGTATTGCGAGTTCTTCAAGCAGTTCCAATGTTTACTACAAATTTAGGTGAAGGTACTAATTTAACACTTGAGTTAATTCAAAACTTTAGTAAGGTAAAACAGTTCGCCTTACAATATGTAGCGCATTGTGGTTATGAATATTTTGGAATTCCTTACAATGACAATAGAAGACGACTTATTAATGAAGCTGTTTATTTAGATAGTCAATTACAAAATTATGGAATAACTCATAGAATTAATAATATTGTACGTTTTAAAACAGTTGCGTTTGATACATCAGCAGATGTAACAGATTTAACAGGTGTATTACAAGATGATACGCTAAAAAATATGAAAGCTTCTGATTTAGGAAACGATAATGTATTTGATACATTTAATAGAAGAGCTTCTAGTCATTATGTAGCTTTTAAAAATAGATTGCGTAATCAATATGGTCAATTAACAGGAATTCGCCAATTGCAAGCTACATATTGTCCTATTAATATTACTGAAACAACTACAGGCCCAATATTTGGAGGTGATGTTTATATAGGTAGATATCAAGAGAAAAATACATTCTTTCATTTTTATCAATGGTTATATGATCAACCAGATAGAGCTGAATGGAATTATCATCTATATGATACAGTACAACATCAAGCTTTTTGGATGGATACTGATCCATTTGATATTGGAGAATTTGTAAATAGTATTGGTCAAGCAATTACAGATGCTTTTACATCAGGCAACCCTACAGATATATTTACAAGTATAGTTACACCTTCAGATAAACATTGTTTTGATCGTTTAAATAATACAGGTTTCTTTACATTAAAGAATGTATACATGTATCTTTTTCATTCAAGTGTTAGAGATTTCTTTGTGGAAACTGAATTAAATATTGATCATAGAGATTACGGAGAATTATTAGCGCAAAGACATTGGGCGGTATTACAAGATTTACCACAAATGTTTGATACTGAAATTATACGCGCTGGAAACTATTACGCGTTAGATAGATCATTATCTGTAGCTCAACATCCTGCAACTAAATTACGTTGGGGAAAAATGCAAGATAGAGATTATAATCCTACTAAAGCGGAAACATGTTATACTGAATTTCCAAAACGTTTGTTATACTCTTTACCGCAACAAACTGAATTAAAGAAAGATAATTGGAGTGTATTCTTAGCTAATAATTACAAAGATTTTTCAAGTAAGATTACAGCTATTAAAGCAATTCAACGTACAGGTATTTTATTATTATTTGAAACTGATTCTCCGGGTATTTATCCGGGAGTTGATGAATTGCAATTACGTAGTGGTACATCTGTTACAGTTGGCGATGGAGGATTGTTTTTAAGAGATATGCAAGCTCTTTCTAATGTAGATAAAGAATATCAATACGGTTCATGTCAAAGCAGACGTAGTGTAATTAATACTCCTGCGGGCGTGTATTATATGTCTTTAGATCAAGGAAAAATATTTGGTGTAGCCGGATCATTAACTGAAATTTCTTTAAAAGCTAATTCGTTTTGGATTAATCAGTATTTACCGTATCAATTACTTTTAGATTTTCCAACATATGATTTAATAGATAATCCTGTTGTTGGTATAGGTTGTCAATCTATTTATGATAATGAATGGGCTATTCTTTATTTCTGTAAAAAAGATTTTAAAGTTAAACCTGAATGGTTATCACGAATAGAGTATATAGGTAATGGTAATTTTTTAGTTGATGGTATAGCACAAGTTAAAACTGGAGATTCTCGTTATTTTGATAATGCCTCATGGACAATGAGTTTTGATCCTAAATCTCAAAACTTTATTTCATGGCATGACTGGCATCCTGATTTAACTATAGGTGCTACAAATACATTTTTGACAACTAAGAATCAAACAATATGGAAACATAACGTGCGTTGTGATTTGTATTGTAATTATTACAATGTAGATTATCCTTTTGAATTAGAATTTCAAATAGATAATACTCCTTCTATTACTACTATACGAAATGTAGAATACTATTTACAAGTATTTAGATTTAGTGATAACTGTAGAGATAGATACCATGTCTTAGATTTTAATTTTGATGAAGCTATTTTATATAATTCAGAACAAGTAAGCGGATTATTAAAATTAAACAATGCTCCTAAAAATAACGTATTAGCTTTAATGCAATATCCTATTGTTGGATTAAACCAAATTGATATAGTGTATTCTAAAGAAGAACACAAGTATAGATTTAATCAGTTTTGGGATATTACAAAAGATCGTGGAGAATTTACATTAGCGCAGAATTCAATATGGATTACTGAACCTAACGGTTATATCAAAAACCTTAACCCTGTCAATCTTAATTATTCTAAAGCGGAATTTCAACGTAAAAAATTAAGACATAATAATAATAGAGTAATTTTAAGACGTGTTGTTTCAGGCAATAATAAAATGTTAATGTTCTTAAATAATACTAAACTTCAACCTTCAGAACGATGAGTTTAAATAGAGATGCGTATTACACTACGCCAGCTAAAGTTAAGACCGGTAATAAAGATATCTTTAAAGATATAAATGCTAAAGCTAATAAAAAACCGCCGGTTAAAATGAAAAATAAGAATAAGGCCAAATAAAAAATAGTTATTCTACAAGAAAAATTATAAGTATATTGTTATAACATATAGTAATATGAAAAAGAAAAGAACTGTACTTACAAGGTTACCTAAAGCACAAGAAGGTATGCCTGTACCAGCACCGGGATCTCGTCCTGAAGAACAAGCAATGGCTCCTGAACAACAAGGTATGCCACCGCAAGAAGCACAAATGCAACAACAAGGTCCGCCTCCACAAGGTATGGATCAACAAATGCAAGCGTTACTTCAAGAAGTTGCATCTATGTTAGAACAAGGTGCTGATCCTATGACTATTATTGGAGGGTTACTGCAAAGTGGTTTAGCTCCAGAAATGGTTATGCAAGTAGTTATGCAGACAGGTATGGCGCAAGATGAACAAACAGCTTCGCAAATGATCCAAGACACTATGGCTCAGATGCAACAAGGTGGTGGTCAACAACAACCGCCTGCAGAAGGACAACCAATGATGGCTTTAGGTGGTGAAACAGCACTAAACGATAACATTATTGAATTTGCACAGTTAACAGGGCAAAACGAACAAGATGTTGAAGACATGGTTACAACTATGATTCAACAAGGTACTGATGCTCAAACTATATCTGATCAATTAGAACAAGCTATAGTTGAAATTCAACAGAAACAAACTCAACCTCAAGGTATGGGGCAAGGAGTTCAGCAAGTAGTTCCCGGAGAATCTCAAATAGCACCTCCAATAATAGATGGTCAAACTTCAACTCCAGCTATGCGTTATGGTGGGCCTACACCTATAGATTTTCAGGAAATAGGTCAACAAATGATTAAGCAATACCGCAAAGGTGGTTCTTCTATGGGAGAGTTAGACACATCTAACACCGAAGCTTATATTCAGAATTTAAAAGGTGCTATTTCTAATTGGGTAAGTACAAATAATAAAATAGGTTTAATTAAGAAAAGAACCGAAAAGAATCTAGAGTTATTTGATGAATTACCTGAGAGTGTTGCAATGCTCCCTAGGGCTGTAACAGGAATTGAAATCAAAGGCGTTACATATAAACACATTGACGAATTAAATAAAGCTTGGGATGATAAGGTAATTACAGAAGAAGAATATCGTAAAGCTGTTCAAGATCAAATGAAAAATTCAGATTTATTTGAAACAGCAGAACCCGCAAAGAAAACTGAAACTAAAACTAAAACAGAAACTAATACAAATAGTAATATTCCTAATCAAGGCGAATCTTATGATTCATTTGCTATTCGTACAGGTAAGCAATCGCAACCTGGATCATATACCAATATGGTATGGAATGGAACACAATGGGTAAATACGGGAGCTAACACAAATAATGCTCAGTATTATTATCCCGGTCAGTATTCAGATTATGGACGTTCTATATCAGGACAAAGCTATAGACCTACTAATAGGTTTATAGGTTCGGTTACAGATATGGCACAGCAATTAGGTAGAAGAAACGTTAATCCGTTTATACAAGGTGTTGGCTCATTAGCAGGTTCTTCAGAAGCTGATGTTATGAAAAGACTGCGAGAAGTATTAAATGATCCTAATTATAAAGGACAAATTGCATTTGAGGATATTCATAAAAAAGGAATTTTTGGTAGAGAAAAGAAAAAAGTAATTGGTACACGTATTCTTTGGAATCCTAATACAGGTAAGACTGAAACGGTAACTACCGATAATGCAACTGATCCTAAAGCTACTACAACTCAAAATGCGGGTTATACTGAACCACAAGGAAATAGTACATTTGGTATTGGTCAAGGTGAATCTAAAAGATTTGTTACTGAAGCTCAAGCAAACGATTATTTAAAAGCTCAAAACTTAAATCCTAATTTGACAGTTGATGAATTTTTAAAATCTCAAGGTACACAAGGCAATACTGCTGAAGATGCAAACCAAAGAGCATTAGATGAAAAAATGCAAAAACTATTAACTTCTAGTGATAAAAAAGAAAGAGATGCCGCATTAGAATACTTTAAAGATAGAAACGCAGGAAACACACCTACAAATACTCCTACAAATACTCCTACAAATACTCCAACTAATACAAATAATGCTGAACAAGCTAATACTGCAAAATCTGAAGCCGCTGCTTTAAATACTCCTACTGCTGATGAGAAATATGCAAATAGGTTTACTGATCAAGCATTAACTACTTTAGGATATACTCAAGAACAATTTGACAAAAACCCTAAAGTGCGAGATAAAGTATATGCTGAAGAAGAAAGATTAAGGTTAGCTGATAAAGGTGATCCTGAAGATAACTTTCGTTTTAATGTATTAGAACAATTAGGAATTAGTCCTGATGAATATGATGCTGATGAAAATGTTCGTAATGCAGTTATTCAAAGACAAAACGAAATTGAAAATTATCTAAATGAAAATGGATTAACCATAGATCAATTTAATCAAGATCCTAGTATTGTAAAAAATACAGTAACTCCTATTAAAGATAATCTTTACGAAGCTTATAATATTAAAAATAATATTACAGGAAAAACTACAGCTTACGGTAGTCCAGAATTAAATGATCCTAATTATTTTAATCGGGGTAATTCCACGGGGCAAGAAAAAGATTATTCTGAACAAGAGTTTTGGGACCAATGGCAGTTAACACCTGAATTTTCTGAGGAACAACAAAAGGACTTTGGAGCTGAAGCACAAGATCAAATTTATAATTTTGATCCTGTATACAAAAACAATAAAGAAGCTTATAAGATACCAAATCGTCCTGAATTAAGCTTTGATACGGAAGATCCATCCGGTATGCGTTGGTATTACAATAACAAAACAAAGAGATATGAAAAGTTTAATCCAACAGGTTCTGAAGGTTACGATCCAGAAAGAGGATTTTATGCTCAAGGTGGAGAACTAGATGAAAAACTTGTTTGGGATTTTAAAAATAAAAAATATAAAAACGCTCCAACACTTATAGCTAAGAACGGATTGGCAATGCCTAAAATGTTTTCTAACCCGTTAAATATATTTGCACAAAAAACAAATCAAAATAATGTTGGCGAAACTTATTCTGAAGGTCAAGGTTATGAAGAAGGTGCCGAAATGGTACAACAAAAAAGCGGTTTAGATTGGGATAATATTGCAAATTCAATTTATGGTACTGGTAGTTATCTTAATGAAAAGAAACGTTTGTTAAATTCAGCAACATCAAAATATGAAGCTGCTGATGCACGCGCGGGTATGTTTAACCCTATAACTCCTAGAAGTGGAAACGAAGGTCTTTATACTCAGTTTGGTGACTTTATTCCTGATAGAACAGGAGCTAAAGTATTACCGGGCACAGGTTCAGATCAAAGTGCAAATACAGAAGGTGCTGCAAATAATATCTTTGAGGACATTAATCCAGGAGGTGTAAATTTATTTTCGCGTAAAGGTGGTATATTAAAGTTTGCTGAAAATGGAATTGAAATAGATCAAGAATATGATTTAACTCAAGACGATCTTGATGAACTTATGCCTTACCTACAACAATTAGGTCTTACAATTGAAATGCTTTAATTATGAAAGTTAAATTTGTCAAAGATCCCAATAATAGTGTCAAACCTTCAAGTCGTCCTGTACTTCATGGAGATGATCCTAATAAAGCTACTGTAGAAGCAGAGAAAGGTGAAACGGTTTTAACTACTTCAGGTAATGTTGGCAATCAAAAAGAGTTAGCTAATATTGGAGGAAAGAAACATTCCGAAGGTGGTACATTCTTAGATTTACCTGCAGGAAGTGCAATCTTTTCTGACCATTTAAAATTAGCAGATGAAAAAATGTTAGGTCTATTTGGTTATAAAGGTAAGAAAGCTAGAACTTTTGCAGAAATTAGTAAGCAGTATAATATATCTGAACTTAATGATAAGTTAGCTGATCCAGATACAAACATTGATAAGATTGCTAAAACATCATTAGAAAAAAGTATTACCGATGCTAATTATAAATTAAGTTTGCTATTTACTCTTCAGCAATTTCATGAAGAAAAGAAAGGAGAACAAGATGATCATTCGCGTCATTTTGAACCATTCTTAGAAAGAACTAGATTAAGTTATGATGAATTACTTAATTCTGATTCAATAACAGAAGCTCCTACAGATCAGCAAGAAGATAAACCTATGGCTTTTGGTGGACAATCAAGAGGGTTTATGAAAAATGTTTTAAATCAAGCGTTAGATTATAATCAAACTGGTCAAGGTCCTCAAATAATTGGCATGCAAGCAAATCGTAAAGGATTATTCCGTAAAAATTACGATATACAATTTGCTCCTATACAGGAAGAACCAATGATAGGTAGTAGTTCCTATGCAGGTTCAGTTCCAGATGCAACTCCTACTGAAACAACTCCAGCAACACCAACTAAATCAGTTCCAAGATTTGTAGAAAACGGTGCCGAAACTGAAGCAAAAATAAATGCGCCTAAAGAAGGAGAAAGATGGGGAGAAGATGATAGCCCTTATACTCCAGAACAAGCTTATGGTAAGGAAGGTGCTACGCAATTAAATGAAATTTTAAAAGTATTAGGGCTTGGTGAAATTGAAGTAGTTAAAGATAAGACTGATTATAGAAAAGAGGTTAAGCAAAGTATTCGCGATGTGCAAACCATTGGTTCTAAAAATCCAAAAATTATAGCTGATTATTTTCTTAATAGAGATAATAACGCAACAAAAAGCCATCGTCCAAATAATCAACTTCAACGAATGTTGAAGGAGGCAAAATTAGTACCATCAAATGGAAAAGAATTTACTAATGCAGATTTGCGAAAATTTTATGACGAAGGTAAAATAAATGATGCTTTTATTGTTAAAGGTTTTAATGATGGTCTATGGCATTATCGCGCACCATATACTAAAATCTATGATATTGAAGATGGAGATGAATATCAAAAATTAGATAGTGAAGTAAAACAAAAAGGTTTTCAAGCATCTGATGGTAACTGGTATATCTTTAGAGGTCAAGGTAAATATGAAGGTTATCGTTATAAAGCAGATGGTTCAATAGAAGCTATTACACCGGATCCAAAAATCATGGACGAACTTTACAAATGGAATGTAAAGAATATACCAGATGAAGGACCGGCTCCTATTGATATGCAATATAGATGGGAAAACCGTAGAGCATTAGCGCAAGCTAAAAAGAACAGACGTAATATACCTTTTATTACTCCTTTTACAGCAATGCCTGAAACCTATTATACTGATATGGCTTACTATAGTCCAGATCAAGCAATAGGCGCATTACAATCAATGTCATCTACTCGTGGTGAACAACAAGCAATGTTTGCTTCTCCACAAACTCAATTAGCAAATCAATTAGCTGATCAAGAGTATTTGAAAATGAATTCTATTATAAGTGAATATGCAGATAAGAACGTAGCTTCATATAATGCAGAACGTAATATGAATACTAATATTGCTCAAAACTCTTCAAATAGATTAGCGGCAGCTATGCAAGGTAATGCTGATAAATGGGCGATACTTAAACAACAATACCGTACAGCAGCTTCTAATGCTGATAATGCTGTGGCTATGCAAGAGATAGCAATGCATAAAGAACGTGCAGATAGACTTAATAGCGAAGCTGCAATTGGAGAACAGTTTAAAACTGATCCTAATACAGGTATTCAAATGTTTGTTAAAGGAAAAGATTTCTTTCCTGATACAAGCAAAACTACAGATATTGCTTCTACCTTTGAAACACTTCGTACAGAGTTACCAAGCGCGTCAGATGAGGTTATTGCTAAAATGGCTTTGGCAATGCATTCAGAAAAATATAAAGTATCTGGAGCTGGTTCAACAGAATATGATCCTGATAATTACTTAGGCTAAATAATTTTTGTTTATTCTATAATTAATACTTTTGATAAAATTCAATAAATGGCAACGTATTTACAAAATGTAACCGACGCAGTAACTGTTTTAAATCCACCAGATCCGGGGTTACAGTTTAATATGCAATTGCTTCAAATGAGGCAAAGCAAGTATGATCAGGCGCATGCGAAGCTAAGTAAAATGTATGGTACAATATTAAGTTCCGGATTAACACGGGATGATAATATTGCAGCCAGAGAAGAATTTTTTAAATTAGTTGAAGGTGATTTGCAAAAAATTGCGGGAATGGATCTTTCCCTTGATTCTAATGTAAGTAAAGCACAAAATGTATTTAAGCAGTTCTATACTAATAACTATATGGTTAAAGATATGGTATGGACAAAGAACTATCAATCTCAAATGCGTAGAGCAGATGCATTTAAAAATTGCGTTGACCATACTAAGTGTGGTGGTATGTATTGGGAAGATGGTGAAAAGTTTATGCAATATAAACGTCAAGAATTTAAAAATGCTTCTGCTGATGAAGCATTAGGCGCGCAAGATGTAAGATATATTCCGTACAATAATATGATGGAAGAAGCTCTCAAGGATCTTAAAGAGATGGGAGGTTTTAATTTTACACAAGATGTTATTAGTGGAGATGATTATCAATATACAACTAAAAATGGTAATCAAATTACACAGCCTATGCTGCTAATGTATAAGCAGTTGTATGAAAAGAATCCTGAGTTTCATGATATGTATAAAGTTATGGCATATAATCAACGTAATGATTGGATGTATAATAGAATGCAATCTGGAGAATTTAAAACGCTTAACGAAGCGGCTGTAGGTTATACTAAAGCTTTTAAAGAAGAACAAGAAACTTTATTTAATAATAGAAGTGCGGAGATTACCCACGATAAAGATCAATTAAAACAACTTTTAGAAGGGTATGAAGAAGACGAAAAAGCTGGCAAACTAACTCAAGACGACGTTAAAAAGTATGAAGAAATACAATTCTTGTATAAAAATGCTTTAGATGTAGATGGTTATAATCAGATATATAAAAATGCACAAAAAAATATGCATAGTCAACAATCTTTAAATAATCTTACAGACTATTTAGATGATATTACATCTGCTAATCTTTTTAATGGTGAATTAATTAAAACGGTAGATAGTTTAAAATGGAAGGATTATGAACAAACTATTAAATTAGAAGAAAAAGCAAAAATGCGTATTGAACATGAATATGATGTTGCTTTAGAAAACTTAGAGTTTGCGCATAATAAAGAATTAGAAGTTATTAAAGCTGAATTAAAAGCTGCTCTTGATACTCCAGATTTTAAAGCTGACTCTTTTGAAACAGCTCAAAGTTATGAAGTAGCGAGAGAAGATGTCTATACATATGCAGGTACTATGATGGGTGATATTCTTGATGATATTGCACAAAAGAAAGGTGGTGAATGGGATGCGGTAGATGACTTAAAAAAAATAACAGAAAATCCTAATTTAAGTAGAGCAGAAAAACTTAAACAAGTAAGAGCTGGTATTACAGATGTAAATGTATTAGCTACATTTAATAATAGTTATAAGGAAGCTGAAACAACATTACTTGCAAAAAAACGTACTTCAAATCGTTTAGCATTAACTTATGTTGAAAAACAAATAGGCACCGGCGGTGTAGTAAATACACCTGTATTATTTGAGGGCGCACCATTAGATGATTATGCAAAAAAACAATTAAAAACGTGGGCTCAAGATTATCCTAATTCTTCGGTACTTGTTGACTTAAGTAATAAATATGCAGGTACTAGTTTTACAGTAGGTGGAAATAATTCAAGCAGCTCGTCAAGTAATAATAGCGGATATAATCAAAATGGTCCAGCTGGAGGATAACAATTAAAATAAAATATAACTTATGGATAAAGATACTCAAGCAAGAATAGATGCTATACGTGATAAATCACAAGGACAATTAAGCGGTACCACACCACCTACTGTAGGCGTTAAATCACAACCAAAACCTGACCAATCATCGTTTAAATCTCAATTTTCAAATATTAGTAATGATGATTGGAAACGTTTATTTAGTGGTGATGAAAGCGGAACCCTTAATGCTATGTATTTTAATTTAATGGAGGGTAAAGATCAAGCTGCATTTAAAGCAATGAAAGCTGATCCTAAACAAGCATTAGCTTTAAATTATTGGCAAAAAACATGGCAACAGGGAAAAGAACTTGCTACTTATCTTAATACTAATAGAAATGTTTGGTCTGATGAAAAGGACACAGAACTTAACGGAATGATTGCTAAGTTTCAACAATATCATCAATTATCTCAACGTGCTGCATTTGAAACATTGGGAGGTGATGAAAATGTTGATCCAAGTAAAGCATACGATAAAACTATAAAAGGTAGTAAAGTTAGAAGTGATGAATATGCAAATCGTTATGTATACGATCCAAAAAATAAACAACTTATTACATATCAAAATTTTCAAGAAAATAATCAAGATATACGGCGCGGTGAGTGGGGAGGTTCAAATATAAAACTTGAAGATGATGGAATACTTTCTGATAAAGCTGCTGGTGCCGCAAAAAGTGCCACAACAGCTGGAACCGGATTTATGATAGGTGCAGCAGCAACATCATGGACAGGGCCGGGAATGATAATAGGAGGATTAGTTGCAGCGGGTGGAAGTGCAATTGCTGGATATGCGTTAACTGATGAAGCAGATGAACGAGTTACTACTAAACATGAAGGTTACAATGCTTATTTAAAGATTGTAAACGGTAAACCGCCAGCACTTAAAGCAAAATTAAATTTACTTGTAGGAGATTGGGCTACTACGTCATTAAAACTAAACAGTCCTACAGCTAAAGGAAAATTTGATAATACAACTAAATATAACGATAATATTTTAAAATCTTATTCTTATGTTCAAGATATATTAAGAGAAGGATTTAAAAGTAAAGATAAAAATATTCAAGCTAAAACTAAACTTGTATATGACGAATTAGCAAAAGTTAGCAAAGATTGGTCAAGTAAAGTAAAGTTATTACAAAGTTCTGCGTTTAGACATGATGTAGAAAAATTAATAGATGATCCTGGATATAGTTATTATTCTAAAGTAAGTCTTTACTACAAACACAAAGATAATTTTGCAGAACCTAAATATGTTGATGGAAGCAAATTAGAAGATTTTGCAAAACAAAAAGGTGTTGATGTTTCAACTGCTCAAGGTTGGCGTGGTGCTAGATTAAATAAAGAAATAGGTATGGCTTTAGATAAGCAAATGGAAAGACGTACTAAGGATAAAAACATTAAAGATAAATATAGAAATGAGCTATCTGATTCAGATATTGGAGAAGTAGTTCCTTATTTTAAAGCTGACGGTTTATCTGAAGTATTTAATAAACGTATGTTTGATAAAGGAGGCAATCCTGTATCTTTTGAAAAATTTTGGTCAGCATTGCCTACAAAAGGTAGCTCAAGTGAATTCTATACACCTTCTGTAAAATTATATACGCAAGAATTAGAACAAGCTTATAAAAAAGAAAGAACAAATTTTACATCTTATTCGCCTGAAGTTGAAGCACAAGCAGCAGTAGAAAAAAAATTTGGTAAACAAGGATTAAATGAGGTAAATGTTTATTCAAGTATTTATAAGGGAAGAGGTCAAACAAAAAGTAATGTTAACGATAACATAGAAAAAGCATATAATAATTATAAAGGCGCTTATAAAGATAAATGGGATAACTTTTCACAAACTCAATATTATGCCATTGCTTCTCAGATGGCAGGACTTACAGCAAAAGGAAATTATTCATTAATTGATGGCAATATTAATTTACAAAAAGGTGTTCCTAAATCACAAAACGCTGCCAATTTAATAAATTTCATTACTCAGCAAACAGAAAAAGCTAATGCTGGAATTTATGTAAAACAAGGTGAATGGGGATTTGATGAAAGTATTAAAGATTATGAAGGTGAAGAATCAGTTAAAAGTTCAACTATAACTAATTTTTTTAAAAATCAAGATAAAACTACATATGATCTTACCTATGTAAATACAATAAGAGATTCTGGTCAAGCTTTATATATGTTTACCGATAACAAAACTAAAAAAACGTTATCTGTTGTAATGCCAAAAAGTGAAGCTAAAGCAATGGGAGAACAGTTTGCATCTAATGAGTATAATGATGATGATGATAAATGGTATGATATGACGGGAAGAGAAGATTTAAAATGGTATGGATCTGAAGATAAAAAACTTATGCCATATACTCGTGATTCATATATTTATAATGATGCTGCAGGTAATAAAGTATTATTTGCGCGTGTTACTAATCCTGAAACGGGCGTGGAAGAAGAAAAAGATATTTACTTAGGTCCCGGTAGTTATATGACCATTGATCAAGCAGTACAAAATTCAATGCAATTTTTAAAAGAATACAACAATCAGTTTAAATAATCTATACTAATGGCAGATCCTACAAAACCAGTTTTATCATTAGATGAAATAGCAAAAAATAGTAGTACTGATTTTAATCAGTTTACAAATGCAGGTAAAACATTTTCTTTTGAAGCAGAAGGAGCTGATAGATATTTAACTTACGGTAGTAAGGTATATGGTCAATTAGGTTATAATCCTTTTGGCAATAATGAAAAAAAATACCAGCAAGCTACATCTTGGACTAAAGATATATCTAGAGGGTTTACCGGCATGACAAAACTTGCAGGCGTAGGTATGTCTGATACTTTTGGTTTTGGTGCTTTTGGTAGTTCTGAAAACCATAAAGATTTTGGCAAAATTATGCAAGATTATGGTTCACAGCGTGGTGGTGTTTCCGGGTTTTTTGCAAACACTATGTTATCTGCGGGATATACTGTAGGAATTATTTCATCTATTGCTGCTGAAGAATTATTATTAGCGGGCGCAACAGCATTATCAGGCGGATTATTAAGTGGAGCTACAGTTCCAGCAATGGGTGCTGAAGTTGCTCGAGGTGCATCATTATTAGGCAAAGCAAATAAAACTTTAAAAGGTGTAGATAATACCGTTGGTGTTTTTGGATGGATGAAAAACATTGATAATGCCCGATGGTATAAAGAAGCTAAAGATGCAGGAGCTGTTGGAATGGGAGCTGTAGGTTCTCTTAGCCGAGGTGTTGGAGGATTTGGTAAAGCTTTAATGCCTTTAGGTAATACATTAGACTTTATACGTAGTGCAGATAAAATAAAAGATTTTAATGGATTGCAAAAAACTCTTTTGGGGGCTGGTTCTATTGCCCGTGATGCTCGTAAATTTTACATGTCTCATTCAGAATCAGATCTTGAAGCAAAATTTGTAAGAGATGAACTTACAACGGATGCTATTGCAAAATGGAATAGAGCTAATCCCGGACAATCAATGCCGGAAAGTGTTAAAAATTTTATTGATATAAAAGCGCAAAAAGCTTACGATAGAGCTTATGAAACAAACTTTGGATTAATCTATCTTACCAATGCCATAACCTTTGAAGGTTTATTAAAAGGATTTTCTCCTACCAATAAATTATTTGGTATGGTTGATAATTTTAGTGTAGCTGGAAAAGGAAGTAGAAGTATTGCGTTTAATGCTGTTACACCTACAGTTAAAAATTATATTAAAAAGAAAGCATCCGAACTAACACTTGGTAATGTTATTGGCGGTACGGTAAGAGCAAGTATGGAAGGTGTTCAAGAATATGGACAAGATATTATTTCATCTGCCGCTAAAAAATATGGAGATATAAAGTTTGAAATAAAAGGTTACGAAAAAGATGTATTTGGCAAACCTGTATTAAACGGAGAAGGTAAAAAAATACCTATCTATGGTAAAATGATTACAGATCCTACATCTGATATGAGCCGAGGTGCGTATTGGAGTCAGGTGGCTAATTCTATGGGAGATAGTAATATTGAAACTTTTATGTCTGGCGCCCTTATGGGTATCTTTGCTTCTCCTGTAAACTTTGCTACTAAGGTTGTTAGTGAATATAGTTTTGGAGAAAGAGGCTTTGGTTCTGAATATAATGCATGGACGAAAGAAGGAAAAAAGAATTATAAGAATCTTTTAGAAGAACGTCAAAAAACAGCAGAGTTTTTAACGGAAATTAGTAAAAAGCAAGGTATAGCATTAGAAGTAGATATCACTAGTCCTGTACACCGAATGACTGGACTACGTGAAAAAATGCTAGAAGCTGCTCGTAATGGTGATCAAAAATTCTTTGAGGATAATAAAGCAGAAATCTTTAGGTTAGGTATGCGGTCAATGTTTAAAACAGGGATGCATGGAGAATTAGTAGACCATTTAGATCAAATGCTTAAACATTCAGCAAAAGAATTAAATGAATCTTTAGATAGAATAGATATTACTGAAGAAAACAAACAAGAATATTACGATAAGATCAAACAGCGTAAAAAAGATATTTTAAAATTAAAAGAAGAATATGACCGCATTGAAGAGGAAATGCCTTCAAAAGGTAACGTTGATGCAGTTTTTAGAAATGATAGATTAAGTCCAGAAGAAAAACAAGAAGCTGTACTTGATATATTAGCTTGGGATGAGTTAAAAGAAGAAATGTTGTTTACAGGAGATAAGGTTAGAAATTTATCTCAACGTAAAGAAAATATCAAATCTGATTTAAAAAAGAATACTAAACTTACGGATTTAGATGTTGTAGCTCTTACTAATGAATCAGATTTAGCGCAACAAATAGATATGTTAACTACTCAAGTTGAAAGCAACAAAGAGTATAAATTAGATAATACTAGAGAACATCAACAACTTGTAATTAAGCTAGACGCTTTAAAATCATTACAAGAATCTTTAACAAAATTTAATGATCCTAAATTTGATAGATCTAACGCTACTTCTGTTCAAAAAGAACGTGATGCCATGGAAGATGCATTTGCTAGATATATGCTTGCTGTAAATACTGAATTAAATAGTATGCCAGATGCAAGTGCGTTAGCAAGTGATAAAAATTTGTATCAAAGATATAAAAGACGTTTTGCTTCTTTATTTGATTTTTACAGATTAGATGAAGAATCAAAAGAGTTAGAATACTATGCAGATCTTTTAAGTAATCCGGAATATAGTTCACAATGGTTACGTGCCAATAGAGAAATGCTTGTTGAATTTGGTAAAAACAAAAAAGCTTATATAGAAAAAGCTATTGAAGCATGGCAAACTCGTGAAGTATCAGATGATATGCTTAATGAGTTATTAGAAAATGGAATCATCTTTGAATTAGATGAACTAGATGATTTGTACGATAAAGGTGTAATGCCTTCTACATTATTTGATGTTAATAGTAAAGAAGAGATTAGTGCCGAAAAGTATAAACAAGCAGTTAAAATAATTGAAAAGTATTACAAAAAGCTTAAAGGTAAAAAACTTATAGGGGCTAAAACTGGTGTAAGAGCAACAAGAGATAAATCTAAAACAGATAAACGTAGAGCAGCTACAATAATTAAACAATATGTAGGAGCTAAAAATAAAGGCGTTCCTGTTCCTATTATAGACTTTGTAAATAATATGATGGCTTATGGAAATAGATATTTATCTAAATCTGAAATTCGCATATTAGAAAAGTTACAAGAGTATCATATAACAAATCAAATACTAAGCGGAAATGTAATTCTTACAGATGAAGCAGAAAGTCCTGTATCGTTTAATGAAAATGGCGATCTGGTATTAGATGTAAGGTTTGGGGCATTTGATTTTGCTAGAGCTAATTATGAAATAAATGGAGTAAAGTATTCTAGTATTGCTGAATTAGATAAAGCTGTTAATTCAAATAAAATTACAGAATCTCAATATGATCAAGGTGTGCGTGCACTTAGAGCTACGCCATTTGAGTATATTGCTATTTCTGGAATTGTACAAAATGTATTTGTTAAACGTTTTCAAGTTGATGAAGAGTTAAAAAATAACATTACCACGTTAATGGATTTAGCAAAGACTTCTCACATTAACAACATTAACAATAGCAATAAGGATGATCAGCAGAAACGCATGGAAATAGCGCAAGCTGAAACTTCTGACATTTTTAATAATCCTTTGGTATTTTTAACAGAAGCTTATGCTAATATAAACTTTCAAAATTTTTTAGCATCTACTGTTAATTCAACAGATGTCAACCAAGAATCATTATGGAGAAATTTAAATAATGAATTACGTGATGAATTAGGGGCAAATGGTATTAAAGGATCTTTATTAGATTCTATACTGGGTATAACTCAACTAAGTATTGATGAAGCTATAATAGAAGACACTGCTGAAAGCGGTCCTATACAAGAAACTGATGAAACTGATGAGGTAGAAGAAGATGAAGAGCCTACTCCTGAAGAAATGGAAGGTGAAGAAACTGCACCCGTAGCAAACGTACCTCCGGAAGAAGAAGTAGAAGAAGAACAAGTAACTGAAGAGCCGGCACCTGTACCTGTTAATTTAAATGAATTAGCTGATAGAAAGAAAGTAATTAATTTAAAAATTAAAAAATTACAGCAAGATGTAAATGGTATTAACTCAGAGATTAATAGAACAAGTAGATTAAAGTTTAGACGTATAGGACAACTAGAGAAACAAAAGCTGGCTATACAAAAAGAAGTAGATACTTTAATAAAAGAATTAAAGAGTATTGAGCAAAAAGAAAAGTCAGTTACAGAAACTCCAACTGGAGCAAAGCCTGATTTGAAAACTCCTGTGTTAAATGAAGAGGACGATGATAGTAATCAAGTTGTCACTAGCCGTTCAGAATTTATAAATTTACCGTTAGACCTTCAATTAAAGTTAGCTGCGTTTTATCTTAATAATAATAAAGGTAAAGCTCCCCTTATTTCTATTGAGAAGTTACAAGAATTACAAGCTAGGGATGAGAAAGATATACCTGATAATGTACAAGGTTTTTTAAAAAAGGTATCAGAAGACGATGCTGTAGCATTTAAGGAAGCAGTTTTTAGAGGGTTTAATCTATTGGCTTTACAAGGAGATGAAAAAGCTTTGGATTATTTAACTGACGAGCAGATACAAGAGATACAAGACTTAATGCCTACTACGTCTTTTATTAATATTATTGGAGAATATAATAGGAATGCAAATAAGCAACCTGCACCTGCTGTAACAGAAACTACAGAGGAAGAAGATGAGGAAGAAAATGATGAAGCAAAACCTTTAATGCTTAGTGCTGAAGCTATCAAAGAATTAAATGATGCAAATCAAAGGGCTTTAGATAACATTCAAGAGGTTTTTATTGATCGTAACTTACGTTATACTACAACTTTTATAAATCATTTAGGAGAAGAAGTAACAATAACGGAAAATTCTCGTACTGTATTAGAACAACTTATTAATGATACGTATTCTGAAAATGGATGGGCTAACAATATTAATAATATTGTAGGTGTAGAATTTGAAGCTATAATAGGTGATAGGGGTACAGAAGCTAAAGTAACAATTACTATTGATAAAGTTAAGATTACACCGCAAGGCAACTATCAAATTTATGCTACGCGAAGTGATGCAAATAAACGATACAATATTTTAGTTGGTCGTTCAGGTATGATATATACCTTTACTGAAACGGATACAGGGATTGTATCAAAAGCAGAAGATAAAGTAAACTATATTGTTGACTTTACAACAAAAGCTTCTATTGTTCCATTTGATCCTAATCGTAAAGAACCTAAAATTGAGTATACCTCTCCTATACAATCAGTAGAAGATATACAATCAGTGTATCCTGATATTGACTTAACAACTGTCTTTACTACGGAACAATTAAACGAGTTTGCTACTGAACTTGCAAATGCTACATCTATTGAGGAATTTAAAAAATTAGCAGAAGCATTTGATCAAACATTGTTTGATATTACTGAAGGATTTACAGATGGTCTTACGTTTGATATACCAGTTGCAGAAGTAAAAAATCCTAGTAGCATTGATACATCTGAAATAACTCGGATGAATCAAGAAACAGAAACTAAACTAAAAGAAGAAGGCGTTGATGATTTATTTATAGGAGCAACGTTACCAACAGGATCTGCAGAAAATGCAATTCCTGTTACTGTTGATGTGATAAATGGAATAGCTGTAGCTACATATGCAAATGAAAAAACTGGATTAATAGATACTGTAATAAGCGGGTTTTCAGAAGAGAATTTTGTAGGATATTATAGAATATACGAAAATGGAAAACCAACAAATAAGTGGAGTTCTAAATTTGAAAACAAAGAAACTGGAAACGCAGAAGTAGATAATAAAAAGAAAGAGAACTTTAAGACAATGATGTCTTCTGTTCAGGAAAGACTACCCTCTGATCATAAGTACACAGAAAAAACTAGTATATCTACTGATGGACTTAGAATATGGGGTAATCAAATAGATAGAAACACATATCAATTAGAATATGATGAAAATGGTAATCTAATAACAGATAGAGTTTCTATAAATGGTGACGCAATAGTAAATGAACTAGGGATAGATCTAAATCAGGATGCGTTTCAAAATACAAACGTTAAAACTCCAAATATAAAAGTTAAAACTCAAGAAGAATTTGAAAAGGTAAAAGCTGCATTGTTACCTTATTTACAAAAGTTTGGATTAAATGAGAATAATATATATTGGAAAAAACCTACGGGCCCGGTTGCTCAAACGGGTTCAGTTGTTCAAATAGATTTACCTGTATTAAGTCCTGTTAACAAAAGTAAAAGTACCACAACTTCATCATTTACAACACCTATTGATTTTTCAACGTTAGGAACTTTAAAAACTGAAGATCAATTAAAACAATCTTCTGGGGTGCCTGCTGATGAATTTGATGAAGTAACAAGTAATGTTAAGTATAATTGGAATTATTTAGATACATCTAAACATAACTACGAAGGAACTAATAAAGGCTATGCTTCGAGATTTTCAACGTGGAGTATTAATAAACGAGACCTTGCGTATTTGCGTAATTTTCAAATAAGTTTGTTTGGACTAGAGCATTTAGATTTTGTTGATGCTGTTTTAAAATATTTATCTAATGGTTCCAGGTTGGCTGAAACAGTAAGTAAGTTTAATGTTAAAAATAAATCTGTTACGCAAGTTGAAGATTATGTTCGTACACAATTAAATAATGCGGCAAATAATCGAGCAATAACATCTGAATTAGTAAACGCTTTAAACAAAAAATTAAATGCTGTTAGATCTAATTTAACTATTGCCTGGAGTGAAAGTAAAAGAAAAGTTGGTAACTATGGAATTACAACTAAAACTCAAGCGCAGATTGATACTATGCAGCAACAACAAGATAAGCTTGATACAAAATCAACAAAGCTTTCTAGAAAAGAACAAGCGTTACTTGTTGATACTGGTAATGATGTGCGAGCATTAGTTTTAAAATGGTTTATTAAAGGAGGTAAAATAAATTCTTCAGTTATACAAAAATTATTAGGTAATACAAAAAGCTTAAAAGGTCCTAAAAGTATTAAAGCTGAAAGTGCCGCAAGAATGAGTATTCTTAATAATACAACAGGAGTAACACTTGATGGACTTGCACATATTATATGGGAGAATCGTACTGAAGCTATGAATTTTGATACCGAGGATGCTAAAAAAGAAGTTGTAGATGTAATTTTAAGATTTGGCGGTATATCTAAAATGATAGATGAATTAATAAATACTTATGGTCAACCTGAAATTGAAACAGAAGAAACAGAAGAAGAAAAACGTAATAGAGAATTTAAAGAAGCTGAAGAACAAGAAGCATATGAATATAATCAAATTTTAAATGCTTATTGGGAATCAGAAGGCTCAAACGTAAATCAAATTTATTTAGATTTTGAAGCAACTACGTTAGGGCAAATACTCAACGGAACATATCAAGGTACAAGAGAAGACCTTGCTAATGATGTAGAACGTAGAGCTTATGATGAAATATATAAGGATACAACAAAAAAACCAGACGTTGAAGAAGATGTAGAAGAAGAAGATTTTGTTCCTAAAACAGCAATTGATCCTATTGTAAAAAAAGTTAGAGAGTATGATGTAAATACTATCTCTGGTATGAATCCAGCACAAAAAGTAGGAACAATGTTCAACTTAATTACAGCTAATTCTAAGTTTGAAGATTTGGTTTATATTTACTTGTCATTGTACAATACATCTACAGCATATAGCGATAATCAAAAAAATGCAGTTATTAGATCTATTAAATATCGTTTAGCATCATTTAGCAATCAGATATTTAGTCCTTCTCGTACTATAAAAATTAATGAATTTCAATCTTCAACGGATGTTGTTCCGGCAGGTGTATACGAAATAACGCCTATAAATACTAATACAGATCAACGTGTACTTTTTGGATTAAGGAATCAGTTAACAAATGAGATATTTCAAGTAGAAGGTATCACAGAACTATTTCCTAGCATTGCTGATATATATGAACCAGGTAGTACACTAAACACTAACCCTATAGATTTATCTTTAAATAATAATGATGTTGAGATAATTAAGGCTAGTTTTACCGATTTTTTTAGTAACTTTAATAATATCATGTCTGATGTTGATAAAGATCTTAACGAAGAAGATTTAAGATCTCAAATAGCAGAACAATTTAAAACTTGTAAGTAATATGAAAGTTTGTATTTCGCCTAGTTCATTAAAATTATTATCAACTTATTTTAATAGAAAACTGCCAGATATAGTAAAAGAAAATAAAACCTACGATCAGATATTAACAGAGCTTTATAATGAAGCTCTTTCTGATTTTAATGCTGAACAGGTTTCATTGGCTGCTGAAGATATATCTTTAGAAGAATTAGTTTTGCAACATTTAACTGTTGCTCCACAACTTATTAGTACATATATTGCTACTAATCCGCTACTTGCAAATAATTTTTCATCTATTAAAAAAGAGTTAGATGAAAATAGTGCATTAATTATTAAAGCTGTTCAGTCAGATAATACAGAAGATTTTAAAAGTGTTGTACAAAATATTGGATCCGCAGTAGGATCAAAAGAAATTTATGTTCCGTTACAAGAAATAATAATTGGAAGATTTGAAGGTGTTAAAATTCCTTTATACACAGTAATAAATCAAGAAGCAACAAAAGATGAAGACGGATCTTATAAATTAAATAAGTTAGATCCTAAAAAAGAAATTGTATCTAAAATACAATTAAGAATTTATAATTCTTCAAATTCTGAAAATTTACAATTTAAACTTGTAAATAAAAAGGATGTAATTAATAATCCGGCATATCGTGAAACTTTAACTGCAGAAGAACAAATTAATGCTGGTCCATATGTAATGGTGCTCGTTAATTCTAGTGGAAATTTAGTTACGTTTAATGAGCAAGGTGTTTTAGATGATAACGGCGTATTTCCTATTTTTCCTATAAAGACTAATAAGAAAGCATTTGAATTTCAAATAAAAGCATACGTAGAAAATTCAAAAAATAAAACTAAACAACAAGCGCTTGCAGAAATTAATGAAGAAGTTGATGTTTACTTACAATTTATAAAAGATGGTATTAAACAAGTACAAGCAGAAAATGAAGTATTTTTTACAATAGATTTATCGCGTAGTAGTCAAGGTACTATTGAACATCACACTTTACTAGCTACACCGCTAGTAGAGGTAGCTAATCTAAATCAATTACGTTTTGAAATAAATGCTACTGGTACATTTAAAGGTGCGGCTATAAGAATTCCTAACTATGATGTTATAGAACCATTACGAGAAAGAGCTTTTGCTGAAGTTTTAACTGAAGATGAAATAGATTTATTTGTTGATTTATTGACTAATAATAGTTTAAGATATCAAGGTGTTTCTATTTCAAAAGATGTTAGAGAAAAATTTATAAGATCATACATGCCTATATTATCGCATGGAGGAACAAGTGGTGTAGGATTTGAAATTAAATTTAACACGTTTAATCAAGTAACGGGAATTGTGCTGGCTGGTCAAAATTATACCATAAGTACTACTGCAGTTAAAGATAAAGAGAAACTAAGAGCAAATATTGAAAACTTTAGAACTGCTTTTAAAGAACATATTAGTAAATGGCATTTTGTTCCTGTTTCAAATAACTATACAGCTCCTACAAATTATACAGTTGTAGAAGGCAAAACAGAACAAGAAATATTAAGAAAATTAAAAAATATAAAGCAAGGTCAATATGTAAGAGTTAATGGACGACCTATGATTCTTATGAAACCTACAGTTAGTTTTGGATTACTACCCAGCACACTTAGTATTGAAACTGGAGAAATATATAGAATAGATTCTATTCAAAGTAACGTATTAACTGTAAAAACAAAACCGTTAAAACAACATATTATTGAAAGTACAGATACTACTATTGTTGTTGATGCAAGTAAAAATATAAGACCTGCGTTTCCTTATTTGGCATTTAATCCAACTATGCCTAATACAGAAGATACAGCACCTTCTGAAGATATAATGTTTCAATCTATAGCTGATAAGTCACGTATAAATGATTTAGAAAGCAATTTGTTTTGGAATGAAGATACTTTAGCTATGACTTGGTTAAAGAATTCAGGATGGTTGAAAGTATTAAAATTAGCAATGAGTGATGATTTTCATGCTAAAGGTCCAAAGTTTGTAGCATCTTTTATTGGGAATACAATTAGTTTATGGAAAGGATCTAATAATACAGATTTATATCACGAAGTATTTCACGCTTATTTTGAAGGACTATTAACTGAAACACAACGAAATGAAATATATAATTCATTACGTACTGAAAATAAAGGAAAGACTTTTACTGTAACTGTACAAGGTAAAAAGAAAACCAGATCTTTTGATACAGCAACAGAATTAGAACTAGAAGAATTTTTAGCAGAAGAATTTAGAAAATATGCTCGTAATAGAAGTAAATATAATAAAGAATTAAAATCTCCAATCGCAAGATTCTTTGAAATTCTTAAAGATTTATTTCAAAGAATGTTTGGTAATAGATCTTATAGTGAAGTTGTTACATTAGGGTTTGTATCTAATAAAGTTAAAACTCACTTTCAACAATTATATGATGGACAAATAGATATTTCTCAATTTGTTGCACCTCAAAGTAATTTTGAAAAATTTCAGAGTTTTGAATTTGATCAAGACATAAATATGACAAATGCAGAAATGCATAAAGCTATGTCAACAATGCAAACATTATATGTAAACTATATTGACAATGTAGTCAATCCTATTTTTGCATCTGATGAAATATTTGACCAGGCCACAACAGCATGGATAGATATAGCACGCATTGATCCTTTAAATAAAACAGCAATAGAACCTTTTGAAGAAAGATTTAAAAAAGCTACCGTAAGTTTTAGAACAAAGTATAAACAGTCAGCTGAAAATTTTAGTGGACGTAACTCTATTGCTTTACAAAGAAATCCTAGAATGTTATTGAATGCTATTCAATATATTCAAATACGTATGGATCAATTACGTAAAGTAAAACTTAAAGGTGCTGGAATTACAGAAGGAAAAATAGATGCGTATATTGAGGCTATGCAATTAGTTAAGCAGTCATTAACGGATGAAAGTTTAAATCAAGATTTAGTACAAAAAGCTAAAGCCACAATTTCTAATATAGAATCTTCAGTTAATAGAACGGATTTGCAAGACGTAGTAATGCTAAGTAAAGCCTTAGAATATTTTGGTGATTACAATGTAATTACTGAAGGGTTTGACGCATTAGATGGCGACAATACATCAATAATGGGTATCTTCTTAAACAATTTTACACCGCTTAATTTAAAAGGTGTTGAATATGTACAAGATGAAAAAGATATAAATCCGGAAGATTGGAATTTTGATAAAACAGGAACAGAAAAGAAAATAGCTGACGATGTTGACGGCTTTACAAAATTTATATTAAGTACATTATACGATTATCAAAAAGCTGGAAGAAGCACAGTTGCAAATATGAGTAGTTTGGGTATACCTAAATTATTACCATTTGCGACAGCTTTGGTTAAAGTTGTTAATGCTACTGCTAATAAAGGAACTACTGAAGAAGAAATGTATCACGCTTTAGTTAAAGCTTCAGCAAAAGATAATGTATTAAAACAATTAGTTGAAAGATTGGGTGATCCTACTAATCCAAATATTACTCCTTTTGAGATTGATCAATGGGGAAATTTTTGGAGAAGTCTTAATAAAGCTGACATTAAATTATTGGCTTATCAATTAGAAAAAGAAGACAATGCTGAAAAAGAAGAAAGTAGGTTAATAGCTAAAGTAGGTAAAACTCACAACAATACAAATAGTCAAATAAAAGATTGGGATTTTGATTTTCAAAAGAATGTTATTGATGGCGTTTTAGATGTTTATGGTGAAGATATTATAAACGGTAAGCTAGAAACTGGTTTGTTGCCAACAGCTATTAAAAATAAATGGGGAGCAATTGCATACTATATTAAAGGTGATGAAACAAATTACTTTACAAGTATTGAACGAAGAAATCAATTAGAAAAAGAAGGAATTAAAGTTAAAGAACAAGTAATGTGGAAGATGGATCCTGTAGGTTTTTATAGAGATCTGGGAATTGATTTTTCATATTCAGAAGAGTTGCAACGAATTTTATTAGAAGGTTCAGCAGAGTACGATATAGAACCTAAAATGACTGAATATATTTATAATTCAATAGTCAATAGAGAAGGTGCTATAAAAGAATCTCAAAGAATAATTACAAATTTAAAATTTGTTTTTGGATCCTTTGATTATTTGCAAAATGAAAATTCCAAATCTTCTAGTAAGCAAGTATCTCTAACAGGTTATTTAACTAAACTTGCTAATCTGGCTTTATCTCTTGATGAAGTAGCGATGTCATTTATGGAATATACGGCATATGGTGAACGTATGTCTACTAAGTCTTTGCATTCATCTCTTTCAATTGAGTTATCACTATTGAATAGAACTGAAATTTATGATCGAACTCTTGGAGAGTATAGACCTGTAGTATATAGCGATTTGATTAATACTCCAGGTATGCAACATTACAATTATGAAAATAATCCGGAAGTTTCAGCTAACCTTACTATTGTAAAAATGTACAATTTGGATAAGGATAAAACAGACAGTGATTATGGTAAAAGAAATTTGGATATTAAAATAACATTACAACATTTAACTGGTGCAAAAGTTGTACATAATGGAGTTGAAAAAGGTGTTAAATCTAGAAAATCTGATGAACGTACAAAGTTTAATACTGATTTTGGACAAACCTTAGCAAACTATCAAGAGATCATGAGAACTTCTGATAAAAGTAGTTCTATGGTTACAAATCATCCTATTAAAAAAGATAATGAAACTGAAATTCGTAAAGGTTTATGGATAAATAATCTGGAAACGTTTCAAATGTATCAGGATAATTATAACGGAACTTTATTATTTGATGTATTTAAAGGTCATATTGAATCTGAATTATTACGTATGACACGTTTAAATAAAGTTCAGGAGCGTATTGATAATGGTGAAACAGTTTTATTTGATCCTAAGTTTTTAGCAAGAGGTAAAACCTGGTTTAAGTTTAGTTCGTTATTATCTAAATCTGTTAAAGACCGGTTACAGGAATTACAATTAGAAGAATCTTTTACTATTGTAGATGCAATTAATGAATTTGATCCTACTTTAATTCAAGATATAGAGAAAGATTTAAAAGATTATTTTGGGTGGAGAGCTACTCAGTTGCATACTGAAAAAGATAAGATATTAACAGTTGCTGATAATATTTCTGAAGAATATACACTAGGAGAAGAGTCTGAATTTACAACTCGTATGAGGTTATTTCAGATTTTTATAATTAACAATTACATTCAGAATTTAAATTACGGTACATTCTTAGGTGATCCAGCTAATTATGGAGTGTCTGAAGAAGCTTTTCATAAACGTATTGCCGGTAAAATATCTACTGGTAGAATGATGCGTCATAGTGAATCATGGTATAATTATATTAATTCAAGTAAATACGAAAGAGATGGGTTTAGTAAAAACCATTTTGATAGTTTATCTCAAGAAAGAAGACAAGAGTTAGGATTAACTGATACATATCAAGAAAGAATTTACAATGGTCATTTACAAACAGCTATCATATTAGAAGCTAAATCCGATTCTGTTTACAGAAAACATTATGCAGAAGTATTAGGTATTCCTCAAGAGAAGTATAGCGAAATGAAAGAAGCTGATGGCGCAGCTTATATTTCATTTGACACATATCGTTTATTAAGTAAATCTCATCAAGAATGGTCAGACGAACAAGAAGATGTATATCAAGCTATGTTACGTGGAGAAAACATTAACCAATTAAAAATTAAAGCTACTTTTCCTGTACGTAAATATCAAGAATATGGTCCGTTATTAAATGCTGATATAAGTGAACAAGTTAGATTACAACTTATATCATTTCATAAATATTCGGTTATACCATTGATACCTACATTAATTGAAGGTGCTCCATTAGAGCAAGTTCATCAAATGATGATGGAACAAGGTATTGATTACGTTACTTTTCAAACTGGTTCTAAATTATCTAACGTAGTTAGAATAAATCAAGATGGGCCGCAATATGATAATCCTTATGTTATTAATAAGGAAAAAACAACTATAGATGGTAAGGAAGTAGATATTGATGTTAGATCTTTAAATAGAGATATTAAGTTTACAAAAAATACAATACACGTAAGACATTTAAAAAGTGTAAGTCAACAAAGTGAAGGTTATCATGGCACAGTTACTTTACCTTCTCAGATGCGTAAAATTAATTTGACAGGACTTTTTGATAAGAACGATGTGCCTAGAGATTATAAAGGACGCAAGAAGTGGAAAAATTTATCTTATAACGAAAAATTAGCAGCTTCTGAAAACTTTAAATGGATTCAAGAATATATTTCTACAATGGACAATTTAGTAGCTATTGCTAGAGATGAAATTGTAGAAGATTTAGGATTACGACGTGTAGTTAATCCTACTACAGGTGAAATAGAATACTCAGGTACAACTGAAAAGTTTGCTCAATATATTAAAGAACAACTTTCAAATAAACAATTAACAGCTGAAGAAGTAGCTTTTATTTATGATAAATCTACTAACCAGTTAATACCAGATCTTTCTTTATCATTAAACTCTTCAAAAATTGAAGAGGTGTTAATTAAACTTGCAGATGATGAATTAAGACGTTTGGAAGTTAATGGAGAGCCTTTAGTGCAAGTTCCGGGAACAATGCTTGAAGGTGTTGTAGAAAAACCTAGACTTGCTAGTACGGAAGAAGTATTTCAATACGGTAATAATGGATTATCTACATATTATGGATTAAAAGAAGATGGCACAGTTGCTACATCTGAAAATGATCTTAAATATGTAAAAAGCATGGAAATTAAAATTTCTTTACAAGGAGATTTTAAAAAACTTTTATACACACAATTTAAAGGACAAAAAATTATTCAATATGAATCTGTCTTTGATGAAAAAACAAAAGAGTTTAAATATCAAGTAGACTTTGATGCGTCTTTAAAAAGACTTAATGAAGCCTTACTAGATGAAGAATGGTTAGATTTATACGAAGAATTTATTACATTACCAGCTACACGTATTCCTACATCACAATTCTCAATGTTAGAATCAGCTAGGGTAAAAGAATTTCTCCCTCCTATTGCAGGACCTATAGTTATTCTACCTTCTGAAATTGTAGCTAAGTCTGGATCTGACTTCGATATTGATAAATTGTTTTCATTGTATCCTAACATTGTTAACATAAATGGAAATATTGAATTAGCGGAATACATACCAGGTATTAAGGAAACGCGCACTGAATTATCAGATGCTGTTGAATTAGCACGTCAAGAAGTAGAAAAAGTTCAAGATTTAATTAATAAAGAATATTCAGGTAAAGAATGGCTTTTTAAAAATAAAGAAAGCGTTAGCGCTCAAGTAAAAGAAATTCTTTCAGAAGTATATGATAACATGAATTCTTTACGTTCAGAACGTAAAACTTTAAGAGAAGAAGCAGAAAAAGTATTTAAAGGAGAAGGAAAATATAAGAATTGGAATCAAAGTAAAAAGAATAAATTTCATCATGGTCCAAATGGTACAACAGCTAGAATTAAAGAATTAAATGATGAAATTAATAAACTACACGATCAAATAAAACTTGAGGGTGGTGAAATTATTTCTGAAGAATATGCTGCATACGATGATGAAATAGAAAGATTAAAGTCTGAAGATTTAGCTAAAGCTAATGAAAAATTAGATTTAGCATTACGTAGATTATACGGTAAGAGTAGAAAGGCAATTGAAAATAAAATTGTATCTCTATTAAATCAGCGTATTACAAATCCTTCAATGTTTAAATCTTTAGCTGAACCTAACTCTACTGATATGTTTGACGGCATTGCTGCAGACTTAGGTAGAAAGCTTACTAAAGCTTACAATAAGTTTGATAATAGAACTGTTGAAGACATACGTAATAATGTACCTGTTGCGCCTATTAATGAAAATTCTACAATTGCAAATAGTACCATTTTTGATTACCGTTATAACTTACTAAAGCACCAAGAGAATTTTAAAGGAATGGATGCATTGGGTATTGCTGCGGTTACTTCAACGTATTATGCATTACTAACTCAATTTGGCGGCACATTAAATGGATTAAGTGATTCGCAACAAGAAATATATAATGATGCATTACTTATTGTTACTCGATCTTTAAATGGAGAAGCTATAAATGAAAATAAATTAGCAAAAGCAAAAGAAACATTAGCAAGTTTTCCAAAAGCGTTAACTATAAAGTTTCCACATAATAAAGATGGTAATAAAATAGCATTAGGGTATTTAGAAAATATTGATGGAAAAACAATTCAAGATGTTATTGGACAATTAATTAACGGCTTTGTAGATGTTGCAGCAAATCCTTGGATATTCAATGTTCAAGGTAATATGCAAAATGTTCCGCAAATGTTATTAATGGTAATGGCCGGAATGAAAGTAGATGATGTTGTTAATTTTGCATCATTGCCAATGGTAATAGAATATAATACACTAAAAGAAGAAATGAAAGGTGTGTTTAGTGGTATTACTAAAGAATACAAAAAGGCTCCATTTGCATCAAACAACACTAAAACTGTAGCAAGAGCTCAAATATTAGCACGTTATCAAGAAATGCTAATGAAAGATCAGTTAGAAATAATGCCAGATGATGAATACAATGCATTTATGGCAAATAGTTTAAATCCATTAGATTTAATGGCTGATAAGTATTTATCTGATAGAGTAACACAAGATATAACTGAAGACAATGTAGCTGATCATTATAAACTATTAGCGCATTATTTTCAAGTAGAAGATATGGCTGAAGATTTTACAGCATTTACAATGGCTACTAAATTTGACACTCAAAAACCTCAATCTCTAACAGAATATCAAGCAAGACTTGATGAATTAGTAAAATTAAGAGCTAATACAAAATCGGCCATTCCTTTTATGTGGTATGAAAAATTGTTAGAGAAAGATGAAAATGGAGTTTTTGGATCTATTCTAGGAATATTTAATAACGATCAATTTATAATTGATCTCTTTGCTAGTAGGTTTGCCATTAGGAATAACCCTATGACAATGAAGAAATCTTTATTTGTAGATAGACCTAAAAATGTTGATAAGGAATTAGCTTATATTGGATTTAAAGATGATTTTGGATTTTTCTTATATCAAAATGCATTTTTTAAATCTCAAAATTATGATGGTTATGAATTTGTTGCTAATGAAAATATACAAGTTCCTATAAATGTTGAAGGCAATACAATTTACTATAGTCCCGCATTAATTGAAGGAAGTATATTAGACTTTAATATAAAATATGAAACTGAATTTTTTCCAACAAAAGGGCACTATTTAAGATATAGAGTTGAATTAGAAAAAATAGAAGCTGAATTTTCTCAATTAACAGATAAAGAAATACGAGCTAAATATTATTATATGGGTAGTACAACTAATACTATTTCGTTTATAAAAGATAAATTAGCTTTATGGAGATCTCGTAATAATGTAGCATTTTTTGATATGAGAATGGGTGTTGTTACGATGATTGAATCTATGAAGAAAAAACATCCAGATTTAAAAGAACGTTTTCAGTTTATAGCAGATTTACGAAGAGAGTACACAGTAGCTACACAAAAAGCAAATTTTTATATCGATGACTTGGAAGATCCATTGTTAGTTAATACATATAAAGAAAATTTAGCTGATTTAAAAAATAGTGAATATCCGGAAGTAGCAGAATTATTTGAGTTATTTGATCATTTAGCAATTTTACAAGCTGGAGCTTCTAGTTCTGGTATTACTAACTTGTCTCGTATAATAGACCAATCTAAATTTTATAGCACAATTGAAGAAGAAATTGGTGTTTCTGAAATTGTAAAACAATTAGAAGAAGGGGTATCTCAAATGCGTCAAGGCATTCCAATGAAAGATATTAAAGTTCCTTTGTTAGATCAGTTTGTGGAAGTGTACCAACGTGAATCAGTACCTAAATGGTATCAGCGTAAAAAAGGTCTTAACTTAATGATTGATGAATTTGAATTTGAAAGTGAAGGAAAAGCTTTAAATAATCTAAGTACTGTTCTTGTAAAAGCATATACTAAATTTGATGGAGTAAATATTCCTTATCCAAAATTAACTCTTGATAACTTGCTTATTGATACAGCAATGTCTACTCAACCATCTACTCAACCAACTAAAGCACCAGTAAGTAATATTAATAAACCTAAAGGTGAAGAAGTAGTACCTGGAATATACGTAAATCAAGCTGCTTTAACTAAAGAAGAACAACTTGAGTTGTTTGATTATTTAAAACCCTATCTTGAAGAACAAGCTGCTAAAACTAATAAAGGAGCACAAGCTAGTAAAATGATTGGTCTTGGTTTAAGATGGGATTATAAAAGTAACAATGTAGGAAGAACTGCTGTTAATATTCCGGATGTAATTAATCCAAGTAATAAAAACAAATATGGATATTATGATGTATCTATTAATGATCAACCACTTGGACAGATTTCACCAAGATTTAGAGAGCTGATGCAAAAAGCTACCGGAGTTGATATGACAAACTATGATGGTGCAATTATTAATCTTTATGAGAAAGATACTTTTATATCTTCTCATAATGATGTAGATGAAAGTAGATCAGCTAGCAAGTATCCAGTAATTGGGATTAATCTTGGCGGTAAAGGCAATTTCTCAATTGAAAGAATACCAGGAGAAGGTCAATTAAATTTAGAAGCTGGGACAGGTTATATATTTGGAGTAGATGGTGTTAATAGAGAAGTATGGCATAGAACATTTCCAACTCCACAAAATACATTCTTACCAGAACTTACTACAAAAATTGATGGTAAAACATATCCTGCCGGTTCTCACAGGATTACTATTACTATGAGAAGAGTAATGCCTTTAGAACCTGGTATGCCTACAGCACCAGCTATTGTATCTACTCAACAATCAACTACAACTTCTTCTCAAGCAGAACAGATTAAAAAAGGTGCAGAGTTAGATTTAAGTTCACCTGGTTTGGATATTAACTGGGAGTTTTTAGATGCTGTTAAAGGAAAACCTGTAGCAGTAATTAACAAAACTAAATTTCATGTTCAAGATGAATATTTACAAGAAGCTTTAGATGAAATACTAATGGATTATTTTGGTATTGATAATACAGGAGACGTTATTGAAATTAGACCAAAATCAATAGGTCAAACTAAAGACAACATATCTATTGCATTTTCAGAAGAAAAGCGAGCTAAACATTCTTTTGTAGATGAACAAATGGCAAATAGTTCTACTATTGCTATAGGAAAAGAAACAGATATGATTGCTAAACCTAGCGTTGCAACATTTTACGCTACAGAAATACAAAGGTTATATCCTGAAAAGTTAGCTTCTAAAACAACTAAGTTTAAAGAAACAGATAAAGTATGGATATTTGGATCAGCTTTATTTGAAAGTTCTTATGCTGGTAAAATGGGTAA